GAACGCTTCCTCTTCGCCGACGCTTCAACGTCGTCGACCCGGATGGCCCGGTGGCGGAGTGGTGACGCAGCGGACTGCAAATCCGTGCACCCCGGTTCGATTCCGGGCCGGGCCTCCAACCACAAATCCCTTACAGCGCAAGGGTTTGGCCAGGTTTTCCTGGGCTAAATCGCCACTTTTGGCAGCGTTTTCGTTCCCGTTGAATTTCCTCGCTTTTCCGGCCGTTCCGACATGCTCCGGGAAATTCCGAGCGCCGCAAGAGCGCCGCGATGTTCTGATTTCGTGCCGGCCGCCGCTTGGCGAATCCAGTTCGCCAGGGCGAACACGAACGCGAACCTGGTTCGCGACGGATTGACTCTCCCGCCCGCTAGAACCAGAACATAGGCGGAACATCGGAGACATCGCCATGACGGCCCAACGCTCGGGAAAGAGCGCGACGACGCACGCCCCTATCCCTGTCCGAGGCTCGCAGCGTGTCGTGAAACTGACCCGGATGACGGCCGTGGTCGGCGCCGAGGTGCGCACCCTCTGCTTCACCTTCGAAGGCGGCCAGCCCCGCGGGGCGCGATCGAACCGGAGCTTCATCGACAAGGAGCACGTCCCGGCATTCGAGGGCTCCGAGGCTTGGTTTGAGGTCGAGCAATACCGGGGAACGCCATGGAAATATTGGGCGGCAGTCCGCCAGGTGGAGCGGCCGTCGACCTGATGGGCAAGAACCCCGCCTACCTTTCGCCCCACCTCTGGACCGTCGGCGGCCTGATCGACAGCGGGGTGCGTGTGATCTGGTCTTGCCAGAAGTGCGGCGCCTGGGCGCTCGCCGATCTGTTGGCCATCAAGGCGGACAAGGGCGCCGACTATTCCCTGGTGGACCGGCGGGCGCCGTGTCGGGTCAACGGCTGCGGTGGACGTGTCCATTTCCTCTACGGATCACCGGCGCGCCCGCTTCGAGCGGCTCGTGAACGTCAGGACGCCGCACAGCTCCACGCGGCGCGCCAACAGCTCGAGCAGGCTCGCACCCACTACAACGTCCTCGCCCCGCCGGCCGGTGCGCCCCAGATCCCGCCAGAGCCTTGGCGCCTCAGGCGCTGACCGATAGCTTCCCGTTCAAGGAGACCGATATGACCGCCGCCGAGCCCTTCACCTGGCGCATTGTCGACCCGGAGACGGGGGAAATGCGCCGGTTCTACGCCGATGGCGCGGCCCTGGTGGCGACGGGGACGCGCGCCCCACACGGCTTCTGGAAGAAGCATCCGCTGGTCGCCGAAGCCCATGAGACGCCGGCCGGCGAGGGCGCGACGGTGCGCCTATTTCTCGCCAGCCTGATAGCGCCGGACGCGCCAGAGACCGATCGCCCCGACCGCCCCGCCGACATGGATCTCTCCGGCGAGTGGAAGACCGACCGCGACTTCTGGGCCGCGCACCCCTCCGTCGAGCACGTCGAGGTCCGCCAGCTGGTCGATGATGACCCGGCCGGCGACTGTTGGACCGCGGCCCTGTGGCTGAAGGCCTAAAGGCATGTGCAACAACTACGCGATGCGGCGGGGCCAGGCCGAGATCCTGAAACTGTTGGCGATGATGGAAGTCACCGACACCACGGGCAACATGCCTGACTTTCCCGGCGTCTTCCCCGACATGGCCGCGCCGATCGTCCGGCAGAGCGCTGCGGGCGACCACGAACTGGCGCTGGCGCGCTGGGGTATGCCCAGCCCGGCCTTCGCGCTGCAGGGCAAGAAGACCGATCGCGGCGTGACCAACGTCCGCAACACGTCTAGCCCGCACTGGCGCCGATGGCTGACGCCGGCGCATCGCTGCCTTGTCCCGCTGACGTCCTTCGCCGAGCCAAACCAGGTCGGCGGCGTCCCGGGCGAAAACGTCTGGTTCGCCCTGGGCGAGGACCGCCCCCTGGCCTTCTTCGCCGGCATCCATACCCGCGACTGGACCAGCATCCGCAAGGTCAGCGAAGGCGAGGTCACATGCGACCTCTACGCCTTCCTGACGACCGACGCGAACGGGGTCGTCGGCCCAGTCCACGCCAAGGCCATGCCGGCGATCCTGACCACGGCCGAAGAATACGAGGTGTGGATGCGCGCGCCCTGGGAAGAGGCCAAGGCCCTGCAGCGCCCCCTGCCCGACGACGCCCTGATGATCGTCAGCCGCGGCGTGGGCCAGAAGCAGGACCCGCCGAAAGCGCCGGAACCCGCGTTGCTCTAGGCGCGCGGCTCCAGGTCGAAGTACGGCCCGCCCTGGCCGCCGTCTTCCGCCCGGTTCAGCACCTTGTCATCGCGAGCCGCGCTGACGAGCACCTGAACCCCGCGATAGCGAATGCCGACACCGATGCTCACGCACGTCGTGGGCAAGTCGTTCTTCGACATCTTCACCCAGGTGTCTGAGTTGAAGGTGATCGCCCCGGGCAGATAGGCGTCGTCGCCCTTGTCGGCCGCCTCCTTAGCCATGATGTCGAGCAACTGGTCGATGTCTTCGCGCTTCATGGACCGGGGTCTACGGCGATTCCGGGGGCTAGAACGCGAAAAGGCCCGGCCGCCGAAGCGAACCGGGCCTTGATGTAGGCTCAAGCCGAGCAATTTTCATTTTCTGCACATTGCTGGCGAGCGTCAGGCGTGGATCGGCCCGGCGTGCGGGCTACGGCGCTCGACAGGATCGAAGGAGGGGCTCAAGCACGGCGAGCCTCTGGTTACGCTGGATCCGGCCGGCGGCCAAAAGCTGGAAGCGGTCCTCGGGCCCGGCGGCCGACTTCAGCGCCGCGTCGGTGTCCACGTAGGCCGGGGGCTCTGGCGTCTTGTCGGGGACGCACTGGACGGCCACCGGGACCTTCACCTCGACGGTTCGAACGACCGGCTCCGGCGGCGCCGTCGTCGCGCAGCCGGTGACGGCCAAGGCGGCGGCGATGATCAGGATGGACCGTTTCATGGCTTCAGGCTCTCCAGCAGGCGTTCGTCGGCCTCCTGCACCCGAAGGCACGTGTCGGCTCCGACCAGGGGCTTCATGATCTTGGCGACGCGGGCCTCGGCGGCGGCTTGGCCCCGCTGGGCGGCGGCAAGGCCCTTCTCCGCCTCGGCGATGCGGGCGGCGCTGTCCCGGCCCAAGGCGTCGATGCGGGCGTTCTGGTCCCTCACCTTCCCTTCCAAGGTCGCGGCGTTGTTCTGCGCCGTGGTCAGGCGCGCCGCCCAGCCGGTGACGGGAGCCTCGATCGAGGCGCGGACATCGTCACGCTCCTTCTCGACCCGATGCAGGTTGGCCGACGTGACGGCGAGCGAGACGGCCAAGCCCGCGGCGACGAGTCCGCCTCCGATGGCGCCGATCTGCCAGACGCGGGCTTCGATCCATTCCTTGATCATGACGCGCTCCGGTACATTGCCGCCTCCTCGCCGCGCCGACGGGTCAGGCCGGCCAGGACGGTCCCCTTCTGCTTGTTCCAGAACTTGAATTGCTCGGCCGCGCCGTTGAAGTCGCCGGCCTTGTGCTTCTTCAGCAGCGTGGAGTCGCCGAAGCCCTCGGCGATGTTGTCGGCGTCATCGTCCAGCCCGACATTGTAGGCGAACGAGACCATCGCATCGAACTGCGCCTGGGTCGTCGGCGCGCCGGCCAACAGGTGCTCGACGCCGGCGGCGAACATGGCGAGGTCACGGTCGAAGCGGGCGTCGGCCTGCGCATGGGTCCAGGTCATGCCCATCTTGATGTCGGGGCCAGTCGAGCCCCAGCCGATGGTCGGCCGATCCTTGGCGGTTGGCATGTAGGCGGTCAGACGACACTTCTCGTAGCCTTTGATGAAGGCGACGCAGCGAGGGCTTGGTTTCATGGTGTGGCCTCCGTGGCTTGGCCTAGTCGGTCAGCATTGGGTCGACGGGTGCCTGCGGCGATTGCCGCAGCAGGTTCTCGAGCAGCACGAAGGCCGTCACAGCGAGCGCGATCAGCAGCATGGTCTCGCGCGGGGTGGCGTGTACCCCGCTGCGGATGATCGACAGGGCCACGATCGCGCATGTGACGGACAGGGCCAGGAGCGAGGCCCAAACCCTTCCTGGCGCGGTGCACCAGCTGGAGAAGGTGGGCTTGAGCATATAGGCCCGGATGCCCAGCCAGGCGCTGGCCAGGGTGGCGGACGTCGCCGCGACGATGTCCATGCTGGTCATTGGCCGCTCCCGGCCTTGTCGACGGCGTTCTCGGCCCAGCGCAGCGCCTTGGGGAAGAGCAGCGGCAGCAGCTCCCATCCGAAGACGCCGAAGGCGAAGGCGACCAGGCCCGCGTCCTTCAGCGACGTCCACGGGATCAGGGCTGTCAGGCGGTCGGCGAACACGTGGGTCAGGATCAGACCCGACGCGAGCGCGCAAATGACGTTGAGAACAAGCAGGTTCACGTCGCGCCGGCTGACCGCGCCGCCGCTGCGCAGCCGGATCGCGAACAGGTATAGACCATAGAGCGTCGCCCCGGCTCCAGCCATGACGTATCGCCCGATCAAGTCGGGATCTTTCAAGGCCATGGGCCCTCCGTGAGCTAGGGAGAAGACCGCCTCAGCGGTTGTTGTTGGTCCGGACGGCCAGCCAGCAGACCCAGGCCCAAAAAGGCCGGGTGTTGGCGGCGATCAGCTCGTCATGGAAAGTGCGGTCGATGCTCTCCAGCGAGCGCGAGGTCTGAAGCTTGCGCCTCATGTCGTGGCGGATCGCCGCGTCCCGCATGTGGTCGGTGGGGAGAAGCCAGCGGACAGGCCAGGGGCCAGAAACGATGTCCGTTGGAAAGCCGGCCGGGACGATCACGCCGTCCAGGTCAACAGGCTCATCGGTGACGTAGTTGGCCCGTCTGAAGAACACCCCGAAAAGCCCGCCGCTGCGACCAACCTTCCGAAGCGCGATCATCGGTTAGGGCCAGTCGGCGGTGATGTCGATCGCGTCGAGCGCGGCGTGATCCTCGGCGGCGTCGATAAGGTCGCAGAGCGCCCAGGCCCGCGCCACGACCAGCGAGCCCCAGGCCGCCATGGCCAGGATGACCGCATAGCCTTCGTCATAGGTCAGGTCGAAATTGATGTTGGCCTTGGTGCGGAACTTGGCGCCGACGAGCGTGCCCTGCCCGCTGTCGATCAGCGCCTTGTAGGCCCCCTGCGAGGTGAGCCAGTTCGTGCGATCTTCGCCATAGGTCCGGCATTGCAGCACCTGGCCCGCCATCGTGCCCGTCGTGACGGCATAGCCCCCATCGTTGAAGATGGAGTCGCGGTGCGCCATCACCGCGGCCTTCTTGGCGGCCTTGGCTTCCGACAGCGAAGGCGTGAGCGCCGCCACTTCTTCCGGGGTGAGCGGCACAATCATAGCGGCATCGCCGCCGGTATTGATGAGATCCAGCATCTACTTTTCCCCTATCGTGCGTACATGCTGACGATGCCGCTATTGATGTTGATGGAACCTCCACAGCTGATGCGTACACCCTTGATGCTTGGCGCGACCCTCCAGAAGAAGTCGTTGGTGTTGCCACTACCTGGAGACACCGCGTCTTCAAGCGTCGGGCTCGTACCAAGCGGCGTAGTCTTGCGGTATAGCTGACCGGAACCCAACCCAAGGCGGTAACCGCTTATAAACATGGCGAAAGTCATGTTGGCTGCGGCGCCGTTACCGTAATTAATCCAGTTAGGAGACCAGGATACTCCATCACTAAAATTGAAATACAGGTAGTTCGCGCTCGCAGGTATCAAGTTATCTCCGACAAACAGCAGGTCGGAATAGGTGTCCGGGATGGACGAAAAGGTAATGGTGGCGACCGGACTACTTACGGTCGACGTAGCCAACAACTGCCAGCCGCCGTCGCGCATCAAGATCGATTTGAAGGCAGTTCCATCGCAAGTGATCAGCCGAACTTGATCGGGTAGGCAGACCGTGGAGGCCGCAGTGTCGATGGTTTCGGCGCCATTGGGGTCGATCGTTACCGCCGCCGTGCCGGTGTTCTGAACCCACGCGAACCAGCCATTGCCGAGCGTCGCAGCCGCCGTCAGCGACAGGGTAAGGGCCGAGGCGCTCGTCAGTTCGATGACGGTGGAAAGGTCCGTCTGAACCGCCGTGTAATTGGCGGTCTTTTGGGCTCGCTTCATGGACGCGGCCGCCACCCATTCCGTGTCGTAATCAGCGCCCGACTTCTTGCGCAGCACCTGGCCCGTCGCGCCGCCGATCGCCACGCCAGGTCCAGCCGCGCCCGGAATGCCGCCGAGGCTGATATTCCAGTCCGCGAACGTCCCGGTCGCCGCCGAGATCTGGCTGACCAGCACCTGCAGCGACGTGCCCGCATAGCCGGTGCAGAGGCCGATCATGTAGCGGGTCGGGTCGCCGGCGACCACGATGTACAGCGGCATCCCCTCCGCGAAGCTCTCGTTCGCATCGACGGTGAAGGTCTTCGCACCGGCCGAGATCGCGACCGACGTGGTGGAGTGCGAGGTGAACGACAGGCCCGCCGCGATATTCTCGATTAGCGTCAGCGTGTCGGACGCCGCCTGGGCCTTGTTGGTGGCGATCACCGCCTGCGCCGTCGCCAGCGTCACCTGACCAGCCGCCAGGGCGACTTGATCGGCGGCCAGGCCCACCTGTTCTTCCGCAAGCGTCACCTGCGCTGCCGAGGCCGTGGCCGAATTCGCCGACTCCTGGGCGTTGTTCTGCGTCACCAGGGCGTTCGCATTGACCTGCTGACGGGCGAGTTCGACCTGTTCGGAGAAGGTCTGCTCGGCCAGGACATAGGCGTCCGCCCTGGCGTCGAAGTTTGTCGGGTCGCTGGTCTGGGGCGGATCGGGAAGCGGGTCGATCGTGACCGTGATTGCCGAGGGCGGCTGGATGGCCATGGGGTCAGATCTCCTTGACCTGGAGCTGGAGCATCCCTGTGTTGGGCTGGTCCATGGTGAGCTTGAAGATGAGGTAGACGCCGACCATCACGAGGCCGGCGAAGAAGCCGCTATCGGTGTCGTCGATGCCGGCGTAGAGGCACGGGACCGCGTTGGCGTCGTCGCGGATCCGCAAGAGCACGTCTTGAATGTCGGCCTTGTAGAGGATCGGGTCGGCCTTGTAGAGGATCGGCGTCGTGATCCGAGGAACCGCGCGGCGCTTGGTCAGTTCGGTGTCGCCATAGGCGTTCTCCTTGATCGTGGAGAAGTTCTGAGCGTCGTTTTCCGAGTTCTGCAGGGTGGCGCCGATATAGGTGTTCATTCCCATGGCCACCCCGCCGCACGAGACGTCTCCGCTGGCGTTGGAGATCGTCAGCCGCAGCGTGGCGGTCGAGTACGGGGGCAGGTCAAAGACGGCGAACTTGGTCCGGGGATAGAAGCCGCCGGTGTAGTAGGTGTACCAGCCCGTCGTGTTGCGGGTCAGAAGGTCGACCGTGATAGACCGGACCACGGTCGCGCCGACAAGGATCTCGATCAGCAGGCTGTCGCCGAAGAGGCCGACCAGGCCCAAGGTGTCGAACCGGCTTCCCGGCGTCACCTCAACGACCATGGGCGACGGAACGGTCGTCTGGGCGTTGCTCGTCAGATCGAACATCCGAAAGCGGTTGTTCGAGCCCACTTTGATCCACTTCGTCGTGTCGGAAAGCGGGTTGCCGGATCCGGCGGCGGCGCACTCGTATTCGGTGTGAGTGGTGGTATCGATGACGCGATCACCTACGGCGTAGGTCGAGCCCGAAGCGTAGACGCCGTAGGTCGCGCCCAACTTCTTCCACCACGTCGGGCTGGACGCAGGAGCGTGGCCGGTGTTCGAGTTGGCAAGGCTTTTGTAGACGTCAAAGCCATTCGCCGTCGTCGCGACCGAGACCGTGGCGCCCAGGGCGTAGGTCGTTCCCCCTGCATATGCAGCGGGCGGCGCCTCAGGAACCGTCGTCGACGTCAGCTTAGAGCCGTCGATGGTGTGAGGGATCGTTACGCGCATCAGGCGGCCTCCGTCACAACGGCGTCGCCGTCGCGGGTCACGCGGCGCCAGAGGTCCAGCATCTGAGCGACGAGTTCCTTCATCGCGGCCTGGTCCCCGGAGCACTTGGCCATCAAGGCTTCGAGGCGCTGGAGGTCGATCTTCGGAGCGCTATCGTTCGCCGCCCGGCCGGCCGGCGTGATGTTCACCGTCTCGCCTTGGTTCACCCACGCGGCCGGCTGGCCATTGATGCTCATCAGGTTGTTGTCGAGTCCGGCGTTACCCGCGATGGTGAACGCCCCGCCGCCGGCAAACATCGGAAGGCCGGTGTTGAGATCCAGGCCCGCAACCGCGCGATAGTCCCGTTCCGTGCGCCAGGTGACGCCCTGAGCGATCTGAGCGGCGTTCCAGGCGTTGAAGCCGAGCGCCCGGTTCGCCATAGCTTGGGCGTCGAGGGACGACTTCAGCGCCTCGCCATAGTTCGGGTCGTTGTAGGCGATCGGCTTGCCGTCGTACTTTAGGCTCGACAGGCTGCTTTCGAAGGCATTGGCCGCGCCGCCGCCCGCTGCTGCACCGCCCGCCGCTTTGGCGTCTCCCGGCAGCGCCATGGCCTTGCGGAGGCCCTCGATCGCATCCACGACGCTCAAGGTGCTCTCATTGATGTCGAGGTAGCCCGAGACCAAGGCGTTCAGGGCCTCAAGCTGGCGATCGGCGACCGTGACTTGCTGCTGAGCGGTGTCGGCCGCCTTGTCACTGGTGCGCTTGATCGAGGCCAGGTTGCGGAGATAGTCGAGCTGAGTGACCGCCGCGCCCTCGGCCGCCTTCTTGTAGGCCTCGCCCAACTGAGGGATCAGGTCGGGGTTCAGGTTGTCGTTGAACGCCTTCGCCGCCACCTGAAGCTGGGTGTTCGGGTCAAGCGCCGACAGCACGTCCGCCGAGATCGAGCTTGAGAAGTCCCGCAGGGTCTTGACCAGATCGACAAGCTTGGAGCGCGAGGCCTCCATAGCCGACTTCTCGCGCTCGTAGGCTTGGCTAAGGGCGTTTTTGGCTGCCGAGATGGCGCTGTCCCGCGCCTGGGCGTACTCGGCGTCCTTGGCCCGCTGGTCCTCTAGCAGCTTGGCGTTCTTCTCGACCTGAGCCGCGTCGTCCTCGCGCGCCCAGATCAGCTTTTGAAGCGCCTTGCCAGTGTCGTCGAGCTTGGCGAGTTCGTCTTCGCGCTGAGCCAGAACCGCGACGTTCGTTCCCAGGACCGCATCGTCCATCGCCTGCAACTGGCGCATCAGGCCAATGTTGGTTGCCTGGTTGGCAATGGCAGCATCGGTAGCCGCCTTCGCAGCGGTTTCCGCAGAGGTGGCGACCTTATCGAACGCAGGGGCCACGGCGAGCAGAGCGGCATAGGTGTTACGGCCGGCTTCAGTCGTCAGGTCTTGCGCCAGGACTAGGTTCTTGAACTGGTCGCGGCTGCTCTCCGCCGACAGCCCGAAGTCCTTGAGGTTGTCGTTCACCGCCCGGATGACCGGCGCCAGCTTCTCGGCGTCGGTGAGGAAGTTGGTGGCGAAAAAGCTCGTCTGCGACGTGAAGGCGTCGAGGCCGCCGAAAAGCTGCACGAGGTTGTCGCGCGCGGCGATGCTCTCCAGCCCGACTTGGCCGAAGGTCTTGCCGATCGCGGCGAGCGAGGCGTCGACGACCTCGTATTCGCGCGCCACGCGGGTCAGGGTCTCGAACGCGCCCTCACCCACCGACGCCAGCTTATCGAGGCCAGGGACGCCAGCCGCCGCCAGTTGGTCGCCAACCTTGTCGAACGTGGCGTTCAGAACGTCGGCGATCTCGTCGGGCTTCAGATCCTTGAGCGACAGCTTGCCGAGATCGACCACGGCCGAGCCCAGGGCGCCCTCAGCAGCCTTCGCCGCCTCGATGCCGAACACCGAGGCCGAGGCCAGGACCCCATCGCCCAGGGCCTGGATGACGCCGCTGATCTGGCCAAGCAAGTCGGAGTCGACACCGCCCGTGACGGTGCTCGTCTTGACCTTGGTCGAGAGGCCCACGCCCAGCAAGCTCTTCTTGGTCGTGGTGACTAGATCGGCATACGAGGAGCCGGTAACGCCGTTCTTGGTGATCTGGTCGAACGTCGAAGCGGCGAAGGTCAGGCCCTGGTCAAGAACGTCGACCGTCGTCTTGGTCTTCGTCAGCGCGCCCACCAGAGCGCCAACGGCCCCGGCGACAAGGCCCATCGGACCCAACGCCAGGGCGCCAGCGAAGCCGCCCATGAGCAGGCTCGTTCCGCCCGCCAGCGCCGCGCCGGTAAGCCCGGCCGCGCCGAGGCCCGTCCCGAAGCTGCCTTGCGACGACGAAGACCCCAGGCCCAGCCCATCGGTGCCCAGCAGGCCGCCAGTGCTGACCTGGCGCGCCAGGAGCGCAGCCGCCGCGCCCGTCTTGGCGTCGATCGAGCGCAGGGCCGACAGCATGGCGCTGGAGTATTCTAGGTCGCTATTCCAGTTGGCGTTCGCCTCGGATAGAGCCGCCGTGATCGAGCCCGACGAGGTCTTGTTGTCGGTCCGCAGGTCTTCAACAGCCTTGGTCAGGCGATCAAGTTTGGCCTGGGCCTTCGCCGCCGAGCGGTCTCCGATGGCGCCCAGGACACCCGTCACCGCCGAAACAGCCGCGCCGATCGGGCCGGCGTAGGAGGCGGCAGTCGCCAGAGCGCCACTCAGGGCCGAGCCCTTCGCAAGGCCCGAGAGCTGGCGTAGGACACCGCCGGCCGCCGAGATCGACCCGCCGATGTCACCGTCAACAACCGCCCGCGCCGCGTTCGACAGCGCCCCCACGAGGTCGGCATAGGCCGTGACCGCGTTGTTGCTCAGCTCTAGTTGGCGAAGTTCGTTGCGGTAGATCTCGTCAAGGACCGGGATGCGGGCGAGAGCCGATGCGCGAACGTCGGCGTCCAGCGCCGTGTTCTCTGCGATCTTGACCTTTTCGGCACGCTCCGCCTGGTAGCGGACAGCCATAATACGGCGCTCGATCTGGCCGGCCTCGTATGCCGATTGCGCGAGACCCTGGCGAGACGACAGGATGTCGGCCTCGTTCTGGGAAGCCTGACGGGCTAGATCGAGGTCGCGCTGGAAGATGGCGAGGCGATCTTCCTGGGCCTTGACCGCCTTGGCGCCGATGTCCGTGGCGCTGGCAGCTTCATTGATCTGACGAACCTCAGCCTCGGTCTTCTTGCCGTCGGCCCAGTCCATGAACAGGTCGAACTCACGGCGAGCGGCGGCGCGCTGCTGCTGGTCAGCGATGGCCTTGTTCTCAATGGCCTGCGCCTGCTCCAGCGACGTGGCAAGCGCGGCTTGCGACTGCGCCTGACGGTCGGTGTAGCCGGCGATCGTGTCCTCGACCGCACGCTGCCTGGCAAGCTGGTCGCTGAACAACTGCTGGTCGATTGCCTGCGTCTTGAGCGCGGCTGCGCGATCGATAGCGGCCTTGATAGCCGGCGCCAGCGTGCCGTTCAGCTTCTTCGCCGCCACCTCGCGGTCGACGTTGGCCCGCGCAGCCTCGGCTTCCTGTTCGACCTGCTGCTTCCGGTAGCCGGCGAGCATGTCGATGTTCTGAGTTAGGGCCTGCTGGGCGGCAAGTTCGGCTTTCTGGGCGCGGTCGAGGGCGTCCTGGGTCGTGTCGTCGAGGCGGGCAGCGCGCGTGGCGACGGTCGCCGCCGACGGCCCATCCTTTAGGTGCTCATAGCGCTTGCGGATCGCCGCTTCGATCGCCGCTGCCTGCGTTGGGCTGTCAAGTTCCTTGCTGTTCGGGTTAGCGGCGCGGATGTCCGCCTGCCCCTTGCGATAGCGCTCGATCTCCTGGGTCGCGAGGCTGACATTCGCCGCGATCTTCGACCAAGAATTGGCGTGCTCGTTCGCCGCCGCGATGGCCGCGCGGCTGTCGGTGGGCGCGAGCGCGCCTTGCGTCGGCTTCACCGCATCGGGATGCAAGGCCCGGTCTCGGGACCCCAGCGATGATAGCGCGTTGGCTGCGCCGATAACGGGCACAAGGTACCCGAGATACTGCCCGAGGCCTCGCTGCACAGTGCTCGCAACGGAACTGTCAGCACCTTGAGGCTTGTCCTTACCCAGGTTGAGCACATCTGTGACGACGCCCATCAACCCCTTAAGGACGACCTCGGCACCGCGGATTGCGTCGGTATCGGCCAAGCGATCGAGGAAGCCGTTCCATGCGGCGCCCATATCGCGAGTGACCTCGTCCCATTCGCTGCGGGTCTTGTTCGCGGCGTCGATGACGCGTCGCGAATAATCCTCGAAGGCCTCGGCCTGGGCTTCAGATGCTCTGCCGTCCTCGTACTTGGCCTTGATGCTTTCGTACTGTTTGACGGTCAGGAAGTTGAGTTGCTGGTTGAGCGCCAGGACATCGTCCAGCCCACCGGTGAAGGCCTTCGCCGTCGCTTCCTGGGCCGACTTTACATCCTTGAACTGGGTGGAGACCTCGGACAGCGACTTGGCCGCGACCGAGTAAGCTTTCAGCTTGTCGGTATCGACGCCAGCGTTGACGAAGGTGGACAGACCAGCCGAAGCGTCCTTCGCCGACAGCCCGTACTTGCTCAACTCCTTCGAGGTGTTGGCCAGAGCCTGGGCGTTGTAGTTCAGTCCGTCGACGTTGAGCGCCAGTTGGCCGGTGAAGGATCGCAGGGCCTGCTCATTGTCGAGGTTCCGCTTCACGCCCACCGCAACTAGGCCAAGCGCTGCCGCTGTGGCGCCTAGGATGGCGATCAGGGGCAGGAAGGGCGCGATCTGGGCCGCAATGCCGGCGAGCGCCGCCTTGAAACCGACCCCTTGCGTGGCGGCCTCAGCGAACACCTCGGCGATCTGCGGCCCCTGCTGGATCAGGGTCATCATGATCCCCTGGCCCGACGCGAGCTGTACGAACACGTCGGCGCCGTTACGCCCGAGGTTCAGAAGCTGATAGCTCTGGAGCCGAGCGGCCTCGCCTGCCCCGCCGTGCGCCTTCTGCAAGCGGTCCAGCGCCACGACATCGGATGCGGCGGCCCGCGTCACCTGGCTCAGCGCCGCAGCGTGCTGGTCCGCCGTGATCGCGCCATGCGCCATGGCCTCATCGAGCAGCTTGGTGCGCTGGGCCAAGGTGTTCTGCACGGCGGCGAACGGGTCGAGTTGCGCCTTCAGACCGGCCACTTTCGCCGCGTAGCTGGCGGTCGTCGCCGCCGCCTTTTCCTGTGCCGCAATTACCTGTTGGACGGCGCGCGCCTCTTCCTGGGCCGCTGATGCCTCCTCCGCAGCGCGCTGGCGTGCCATACGCATACGGAAGGACGTGACCTGCTGTGCGCTGCGCTCAGCGGCACGGTCGGCGTCCTCTATGGCCTTCTGAGCGGCCTTGGCGGCTTGAGCTTCTTCGCGCTCGGCTGCTCGCGCCAGCTGGACCCGCTCGCGCATGATTTCGGCTTGAATGGCCTGAGACTGCTTCCACGCGGCTTGGGCCTCGCGCGCCGCGTCGGCCTCTGCCTTCGCGACTACCTTAGCCGCCTGCTCTTGCTGGCGGGCGTAGGCCGTCGCGGCATTCGCGTTCTGCAACAGCATCTTCGCAGTTAGGTCCTGCGACATGCGGAATGCGCCATCTGCGGCGGTAAAGCGGCCCAAGGCGTCTCGCGCCTGACCCCAGACTCCGACCAACGGGGCCATGGCCTGGACCGCTTTACCTGCGGCGGTACCTGAGAGTCCCTGCGACACGGCGTGGTCGCGCATGGCCGCCGCTGTCGCCTTGGCCTGCTCTTCTAGGGCGCGGGTGGACGCACGCAGCTGATCAGTCTGCTGGGTCGCTGGCGCGGCCGAGCGGACGTCAAAATCCATCGCCAGCGAGGCCAAGGTCACTTCGGTCATGAGGCCTCTTGTGCTAGGTCTGGAGGATGGAAATTGACGATGAGAGCGAAGACGGCCTGACCGTCGCGTGCCCATCCTGCCGGCATCCGGGATGGTTTCACCCCGAGATGGTCGCGCCTGATGGAGCGTCGATCTTCTGCGAGGAATGCGGCCATGACTTCGGGACGTGGCCAGCGTTGCGCGCCCGCCTCTTCACCGGCGGCGCCATGCTGGCCGAGACGCTGGCGAAGAAGGAATAGCCCTAACGGCGGTGCGCCTCGACGCCGGGGGCCTTGTGGCTTTCCTGTTGTGGCGCGTCATCCTTGGCGGTCATGATCGCCAGGTGCTCGCTATCCAGCTTCATGATGGCCCGGCGCTCCCAAGGCTCTAGCCGGACGCCCTCATCCCGTTCCCATGCCTGGATTTCTAGGCGCGAGATCCGCGACGGGCCGAACCCTCCCGATGTCCGGGTCTGGCAGAGATCGCAGTACCAAGCCCAGACGTGAGCCGCCAACGGCGGAAGGGGCGGCGGGTTAGCGAGGCGCCAAGCCGAGACCACGGACTCGCTTGTCCCGCCCTGGCGCGCATCGCTCTCCAGATGGTCTCGCAGGGTCCCACCCGCACTGTGGCGGGACCCCAACTCGAATTGCTCTCGTCCGAAGGCGATCAGGCCTTCGACGAGGCCGGCGTAAAATTTCCGATGTCGTTCGAGGCCGCGGTGACTTGCTCGGCGATGGCCGTATTGCGGCTGATCAGGCGGAAGGCGTTGGCCGGCGAGAACTCGTCGCTGATGCCGCGCCAGCCCACCAGGCGGACGGCGGTCAGTTTGTGGCCGAACTCCAGGTCGCTTTCGATGGGGGTGAAGTCGGCGGCGGAAGCCGAACGGCTCTTCACGGCCTCGGCCTGGGCCTGCTGCTTGCGGCGGGCATTGACGAGCTTGTTGACCTCGCTCGTGACCTTCTCGGATTGCGAGCCGAGGACGGACAGGAAGACGCCGGAGCCCGTGCCATCGGCCTTGATGAACTCGAACTCGAACGGGGTGTCGCTGGCCGAAACGGCGTCCAGGTCAGCGAGGGAAATGGTCTTGGGGTCGCTCATGATGGTGTCCTTGAAAAGGACGCCCGGGCGCTACCCGGGCGTTGAGTTGAGGGAGGGGGATGCCGGGACGAATTGCCCTCACCGGCTGGGCGGCTTGTCAGACGCGCTTAGGCCGCGCTGTCCTGGATCGAGATGATGGTCTTGTCGGTCGCCAGGGCCGCGCCGCCGTCGCCGTTGATCTGGGCCGTGAACGGATAGGTCCGGATCACCGCCTTTTCGCCGTCGTCCGGGGTGTCGCCGGTCAGCTTGATCATCGGCAGGTTGATCACGACGAAATCCGAGTTGGCCGTCGCGTCTTCCGTCACCACCAGGAGCAGGGAGGTCGTAGCGCGGTTCTCGTAGATCGTTTGCAGGGTCACGGCGTCGAACTTGGCGGTGAAGCTTCCCGAGACGGCGATACGGCCGCGCTGGATGTCATCGACCACGTTCGAGCCCACCACGGCGTCGCTGTGGGCGACGTTGCCGTTGATGGTGATCTGGGCGCCGGTGACGTTCGCGACCGCCGCGCCGTTCACCAAGACCACGCCATTGACGGCGGTCAGGATGTCGGTCGAGGTTTCGGCGGACGGCGAGGTCAGAACCTGCGAGGAGCCCAGCGTGCGGGTTCGGCCCATGCTGTCGAGCGAGATCGTGGCGTTGCCGGTGGCGGGCAGATTGAGCGCGGCCTGGCCGATTTGCTGGTCGGCGTAGGTTTCCGAGCGGCTCAGGTCCGCATACCACTCCTCGAACGTGTAATAGTCGTTCGTGTGGCCCGTCAGGGGCACGATCGACTTCTTGCCCACGACCGTCAGCGTCGACGACGCGATCGGCCCCTCGGCGGTCAGCGCCGAGCCGTTGACGACCTTCACGGTGGCTACGGTGGCGGTCAGAGCCAGGACCAGCAGGTTCTTGTCCTTGGTCCCGGCCGTGTAGGTGCCGGCGGTCAGGCGAACGACGTCTCCGATCTTCAGACCATCCGTCAGGAAGGAGCCCGTGCCGCGCGTCAGGGTGTAGTTGGAGCCCGACGTTGCCACGGTGATGCCGAGGCCCGTCATCGCCGCAGTCGCCGTCATGTCCTTGCGGAGCAGGGAGGCCAGAAGGGTCGCATAGGTACCAGGCGACAGGAGACCATCGATCTTGCCGGCCGGCTTGACCACGCCGATGCCGACGCCGGTCGACTGCTGATGCGAGACGATTTCGTTCGACTCGTAGGTGTCGACAGGCGCCTGGAAAACGCTCGACGTGCGACGCACGATCTGGCCGCCGGAGCCCGAGGCCGAAGAGCCCAGGCCCGTTTGCTTCTTGTAGACGGTGATCTTGTTAATGCCCTGCGCGACGGCCATGGGGCTCTCCTATGATGGGGTGGGCGAGGAAAGCCGCCGGGCGAAGGCCGCGGCGGGTGGGTCTGTCGGCCTGGATTGGCCGGTCAGGTCTGGGTGGAGGTGCGGTACTCGATCGAGACGGGCTTCACGTACCGGCCATCGTCGTCGCTCATCGCCGGCAAGATATTCGGCGTCTTCATGATCGTGACGGTGAGGCCGTTCTTCGTGAAAGAGGCCCCGCGGCGGAAAGTGGAGCGTATGGCGAGCGCTCGGTCCTCGGCGACCTTCGCGCCCGTGCTGGGCGGATAGTGCAAGCTGACCTGGAAAAATCCTTGATCGGCGAAACCGGGGCCGAATTCGTCGTTGATCGGCGTGCCAGGCAGGAGCGAGGCCCGCTGATAGGGCGTCCCTACGACGGGCTTGTACGGCGTGTTCTCCCACACCGTGGCCAGGGCCGGCGTCATAGCCTTCAGCGCGTCTTCCAGCGCGGCGCGGAGGTCGCTCATCGGCCGTACCCTCCCCTGTGCATCTCGCGCGGGCCTGAGACCGTCTTGGCCTCATCAGTCGCCCAGCGGAAAATCTGGTCGAACTCCAATCCGGTCAGGCGAACCATCCCGTCAGGGGCTTGGCGCGACCAGCCATCGACCTCAAGCCGCATGGCGTAGGGGACTGAGTTGCTGATGGTGTAGCGCTGGCCGAACGGGACAGCCGGGATGCGATCGACGTTGTTGACGGCGCGGATGTTCTTCGCCGTGGTCACGGTGGCGTCCACGCCACCTACCCCGAGATTCCAGTTGCTCACGAACTGGCCGGGGACATAGTTGGCGGGCGGCTTCTTCTTCCACGTCTCCGGCAAGCCGATAGGCGAACGCTTGATCAGGCGCCGACCCGACTCCTCGATCGTGAAGCGCACGACTTGCGCCGCCCTGGTCCAATAGCCGTCGATTGCCGCGTCTACCGTGTCGGCGAAGCCCTGCATCAGCCCGCGCCCCGAAGCTGGAGGGTGGCCGAGATCAGCAAGCCGGCCGGCTTCTTCGGATCCAGGCCGACGACCTGCTTTTCCGTGCCGTCTGCGAGCGTGAGCACCGCCTGAAGCGGTAGATCAGCGGGAAGCTGGAGGTCAGCGCCGGCCGTGGTGACGGGCGACAGGACGAACTCGGAGTCGCCGGCCAGGATCGTGGTTCCGTTGACCCGATCGACCTTGATGGCCTTTTCGACGCCGCTGCAGGTCTGCACGACGGGGTCGGGTTGCGTCACCTCTCCGCCTTCGTATGTGCCGGGCGGCTGATAGGTCAGCGTTACCGCCTGGCCCTTGCCGCCTTGGCTGAGCGGGGCCAGTTGGCGGATCGCCAGGGCCCGGCCGCGGTCGTAGATCGTGCTCATCAGGCCCAGGACCAGGTCAGCCCGGGCGTTCCGCCAAGCCAGAAGGCCAGCGAGCGGAACACTGCGCCATATTGACCATCCATCGGGCCAGCCGCGCCGTACTCGGTCTCGGTGTCGACCACGCCCTCGACACGCTCGCGGACGCGCTTGACCCAGCCGTTACTGTCGGTGTCAGCCGCCAGGGGTGCGGTCAGGGCGCGCGCGGCCAGCTCGATGCAGGCGGCGACCAGTTGCGCGGGGAAGCCGTTGAAGGCATCGCCGCAGTCCTTGGCGCGGGGGCAGAGCTTGCCCTGAGTCGTGGTCTTCGGATCGCCCGGGTAGGACTGGCCGAGCTCGGCGTCGAGGTAGTCGGTCGCCTCGCGCAAGGCCCCTTCCCGCTTCGTCTGGTCGGTCTCAGCCGTCCAGGTGGCGGCGAGCGGGCTCTGCGGGCGCTTGGCCCAATAGGCAGCAGCGGCGGCGTCAGAGGCATAGGCCTCCGCGCCCGTCACGCCCGAGCCATCCTCGACCAGCAGCGACATGGCTGCTTACTCGCCCTGGTCGTCGGCGCCCGGCGCGGCCTTGGCCAGCGCGCGGAGGCGATCGGGGCCGAAGCGCTTGTCCGGCTCCTTGCCGTCGCGCGTGGTCAGGAAGGCGCGCAGGGCGGCCTCGTCGGCGGTGTCAGGATCGAAGGTGGCCGAGGCGGTCCCTTCTTCCACCAGGGTAGGCCCAGAGGCGTCCAGGGGCGGCAGCACTACGTCGGGCGACGTGATGGCGCCAGGCTCGCCAGCAACCAGCGGCGCGGCGGTGAGATCGACGTCGGCGATCGCGGCCAGACCGTCGAGTTTCAGGCTCCCGCCCGGCTTGCCGTCACGGTCGTGGTCGAAGGCGGCAGGGTCGGCGCCGTTGAAGAGTTCGCTCAGCGCGGGCCGTTCACCTTCGACAACAGGCTCGCCGTCGCTGGCCTGGCCGACGACTTGATCAGCCCCGGCGTGAACATCGTCAGCGGCCGGATCGGCTTTGGCTTCGACGGTGGATTGCTGGACATGCGCGGCTCCTTGTTCGGTGGCGACGAAGCCGGCCGCGACCAAGCCATCTACGAGCTCATCGCGGACCTCTTCAGTCTCGGGAGGGTCGCGATCCGACGGAACGAGGTCGCGGACGGTGAATCCGTCATGGGCGTAGGAGAACGGCTTGCGGATGATGACTTGCATGGCGGTTATCCGATCACGAGGTGGAAGGCGCCGGACTTGGCGTTGCCGCCACTGGCGATGACGAACTTGACCCGGTCATTGGCCAGGCCGATGGCGTCGTTAACAGCCGTTCCGCCGGAGGCGTAGACGGCCGCGACACCGACGTTGGAATGCGTCGCCATGCGCGGCGCGCATGACTTGGACGCGTTGACGTTGGACTCGGTCCAGATCGTTTCGCCGGTCGCTTCGCCTGTGATCGTGAAATCGACCCCGTCATCGAAGCTGCTCTTGACGTAGTGGATCGCGAGCACCCGCCCCGTCACCTGGGGCGAGAGGACCGTGGCAGAGCCGTCGGCGGCCGTGGTGACGCTGATGACGTGGCGGGTGACGTGCATGGCGACTACCGCGCGATGACGATCGCGGCGTGGATCCGCGGCGAGCCGCCGGAACCGCCACCGGCAACGGCGAGGGAGATTTTGTCGCCGGCCGCCACAGTGTTCGCCGCGGTCGGGGTGGCGCTGTCGACGTCGCCGGCGGCGGACGCAGCAGTCGCGATCGTCACGACGCCGTTCGTCACCGCGACGCCATTGATCGAGGCCGTCACAGTGATGTCGGCGGTACCGACGGCGCCGTCGGTGATCGTCCAGATCTTGCTGATCGTGCCGGCGAAGGGAGCGACCAGATAGTAGGTTGTGTCGGCCGAGGCATCGGCGATGTCGAGGTGGATGGCGTGCTCCAGCATGTTCGCGCCGCCGGGCGCGGTGGCTGCGGAGCCGGATTGGAAGGTCAGCGTGTCGCCGGACTGGAAGACGAGTTCCTTAGCGCCCTGCTTGCGAGTGATCATGATGCTTCTCCTTGGCGAGCGGCATCAGGGCCGCACGAAGCGAAACAGGGCGACCGAAGCCGCCCTGTCCGAGGTTCTGATGATGTCGGGGCCTTAGCTCGGGTCGTTGACCAGGGCCGACGCCAGGACCGTGCCGTCCACGGTGACCGGGCAGAGGTGGGCGTTGTAGAGGATGGCGAAGATGCCATCGACGACGGCGTTGGCCGTGGTCCGCGTCAGGGTGGCGAAGACGTAGCGCTGGCGCGGCTTGTGCAGGTCCAGGATCATCATCTTGTTGTCGGCGTCGCTGGCGGCGGCCGTGTAGGTGACGGTCGTGGCCAGGCTGGTCGGCGTCGGGCTCGAGGTCGAGCTCGCCGTGTTGGTCTTGCCCGTCAGGGTCAGAACCGAGGTGGCGGTCACGTCGCCGAGCACGGCGATGAAGCAGACCGAGTCATACCCGGAGGTGTCGAGCACCGTGGTGTCGACGGCGGTTTGGGCGGCGGCGGCGGCGTTGGCGACGCGGACCACCTTCATGTTCTTGAGGAAATTCATCACGGGTTCCTTTTGGCGTGATGCGGAAGGGGGAACCGGGCGGCCGCGAGGACCGCCCAGCCGCGATTACGAGGCCGACAGGACCTGCAGCTTGATCGCTTCGAAGTTCACGACGTCACCGCCCACACGACGGCGGGTGTAGAAGATGACGTAGGGCTTGGCGGTCAGCGGGTCGCGCAGGACCGAGATGCCCAGACGGTCGACGATCGTGTAGCCCGTCCGGAAGTCGCCGAAGGCAGCGGCCAGAGCACCGGCGCCCGGAGCCGGGATGTCGGCGGCGCGGCGGACTTGGTAGCCCAGCAGCGTCGACGGCTGGCCGACCTGGGTCGACATCTCCCAGAGGTAGCGGCCTTCGCCGTCCTTGAGCTTGGAGATGTTGCGCAGGCCCAGGCGGTTCAGCTGGAACGAGGCGTTGGCCGCGTAGCCGTCCTTCAGGCTGAAGACCAGGTCCTTCAGGCCGTCGAAGGTGAAGTCGGTAGCGGCGCCCGACGCGACCTGTTCGATCTGGCCGTCCGACGTGCCGGCGGCATAGGTCAGGATGCCCTTCGGCTTATTGACCCCGTCGCCGGTGTAGAAGGCCGTGGTCTCGACGCGGCCCATCTTCTCGCCGGTCTTGCGGGCCAGCCAGCCCTCGATGTCGATGCCGGCGTCTTCCAGCATGGTCTGGGTGGCGCGCGGCGCGGCGTACATCTCGTGGGCCACGATCTTGGCCAGGCCGACTTGGGGCGTGCCGGTTTCCGAACGGGTCTGGGTCTCGCCCGTCCAGCCGGCGCTGCCTTCGTCGGTGTCTCGGGGCATCTCCAGCTCCTTGGAGCTGATGCTTTCGACCGCCGCGACCTGGCGCATCGGCGAGGTCTCGTAGATCTTCTCGACGATGCGACGGCTGACCTCGGTGGGGGTCAGATAGCCGCCGTCCGGGTCCGAGCCGACTTGCAGGGCGTTCTGGAAGTCCTGCGTGCCGCCGCGGTCGTCCCGGCGCATGTACAGGCCGAAGCTGCCGTTCCAGGCGCGGATCTGGTTCTGGTCCGGTTCGACCTTGGCGCCGATCACCAGCTGACCAGCCTTGGCCAGCTTGGCGCGGTGGAACTCGTAGGCGGCCTTGGCCTCGTCGAAGCCCTCGTCGCCCTTGAAGCCGCCGCTGGTGCGGTTCAGAGCGGTCGCGACCTTGTCGAGGTTGGCCTCGATTTCCTTCATGCCCGTTTCCAGGGCGTGGGTCTTGGTCTCGACGTCGGCGGCGAACTTGTCGATGCGCTCCTTGGCGACCGCATCGGCCTTGGCGCCGTGCTGGTCGATCAGGTTGCGCATTTCCGTCAGGTCGCGGCCGGTCTTGTCGGTCAGTTCCTTGGTGTTGTGGGCGAGGTTCTTGACCTCACGCTCGATGGTTTCGAACGTCTTGGCGTCGATGTTCCCGTCGGCCATGTCAGGCGCTCCTATGTGGCGGGGTTGAGCTGGGTGTTGGCCGCCTGCAAGGACTGCAGGAGGCTTTTCAGCCCCTCGCCGCCAGCGTCATGCTTGGCGTCTTCCGGGCCTTGCTTGCAGGCGCGCATGAGGGCGCGGGCCTGCGATCGAGTCCGCGGCCCAGCGTCACGCATGAGCTCGCGTTCGATATCTCGGGGGGTGAGGCCTTCCGGCGGCGCTTCGGCCTTCCAGGTCAGGGCCTCAGGGACCTTGGCGAACACGTCGGTCAGGTCGAACTTGGCGGTGACGGCTTCGGCGTCAGCCTCCGCCGGGGTCATCAGGGCGTCAGCGAAGCCCTTCTCGACGGCATCCTTGGCGCTCAGCCAGGTTTCGCCGTCCATCATTTCCTTGATCGCGCGAATCCCGACCTTGGTCCGGCCGACATAGGTCCGGGCGATCGCCTCGTCGATCTGCTCCAGGACGTCGGCGGCCTCGCGCATGTCGTGGCGGTTGCCTCGCAGGCCGGTCGAGGCGTTGTGGACCATGAAGAAGGCGTTGGGCCCGACGACGATCTCGTTGCCGGCCATGGCGATGATCGACGCGATAGAGGCGGCCAGGCCGGACACCTCGACGCGGACCTTGCCCTTGTGAGCCAGCAGGTCGTTGAAGATGGCGATGCCGTCGAAGACGTTGCCGCCCGGGCTGTTGATCCGGAGCGTGAAGTCGCCCGTGATGCCCTTCAGCTGGTCGCGGAAGTCCTTAGCGGTGATGCCCCACATGCCGATCTCGTCGTAGAGCTCAAGCACAGCCGGCGCGGCCTCGGCCTTGACGACGTCGAAGCGCGTGCCCTGGGCGCGGGCAACAAAACGTCCCTTCGGGCCGCCGGGAAGCGACCCGCCAATGTCGATGCGGTCCATGGGTTGCTCCGGATTAGGCGGCGTTCGGGTCGTCAGGATTGACGCGGGTCTGGTCAGGGGTACCCGCAGGCGCGGCTGTGGACGTGTCGCCCGACGCGGTATCGGTACCCTTGAAGAAGGCGTCGCCCTCCTCGCCGCCGATGGCGTCCTCGCCCAGCTGCCGGCGGGCCTCGTCGCGGCGGATCAGGCCCGCCTTGAAGCTCTCGATCGCGCCCTTGCGGCGGGTCTCGCGGCGCGGCTCCAAGGCGGAGATGGCGTCCAGGTCTGGGACCAGCTTCAGATCATCGCCATAGCGGGCGGTCAGCCAGCCGTTCAGGGCGTCCAGCGCCTTGCCGTGGAGCGGGAGGACCGTGTCCTCGTAGAGCTCCAAGCGGGCCATGGCGCGGTTGTTGAAGGTCGACGAGCCCGGGATGACCAGCTCGTGCGGGACGCCGAAGCTGTTGCAGATGTCGCGGCCGGCATCGAGGCGCATACCGCCGAAATCGCCATCGCGGGGCGTCATGCCCATTTCCTGCCAGTCGATGTCGCCGCCGAAGACCATGGGGCGGCCGGCGTTCAGGGCGCCGTTGTGGCGGTCCTCCAGGCGCTGCTCAGCGAGCTTGACGACATCCTCGGGCGCGTGCTGGGCGGTGCCGTTGATCGTCACGGGCTTGAAGATCAGGGCGCCGGATGGGCGGGCGCCGTTCTGAACCAGGGCCGTGTTGTGCTTCGACAGCTCGTTGTGCTGGTCGATGCCGTAGGCGGCGGGCTCGACGCGCGAGAGGCCGTACCAATCGTTGAGGGGGTGGAAGTCCTTGAAGTGCAGGATCGGGCTGCGGCCGGTGACGGCGTCGACATCGAAACGGGCCCTGACGCCGTTGGCCTCGTAGTCGTAGGCCATCGGCAGGGCCCGCGCGCCGGGGATGACCTTCATCCGATCCGGCCGGAGCGCCCAGAGTTCCTTCGGCGGCCGGTTGGCGAACGGGGCCACACCCTCCAGATAGGTGTTCCCCTCCAGCAGCAGGTAGGCGAAGAACGCCTCCATGAGCTGGCGGCCGCCGATCCCAGGCGCCGGCTTGGCCAGCAGGGTCAGAAGGTCGTGCTCCTCGACCTTGGCCTTCTTGCGCTGAAGGATCAGGGGCACGGCTGCCGCGGACTCGGCGATCAGCTTCGTGCAGCGGTAGCCGATCGGGTTCTTGATGTAGCCCTGATCGGCCAAGCTGTCGTAGCGACGAGGAGTCGAGACCGGCTGGCCGACATAGTAGGCTGCGACGGCTCCGCCAGCCTGCGATGCGTTGTTGATCCGCACGCCCGGCAGATCGAAGGGGGGACGACGCGCCATCTACGCGCCCACGTGCCATTTGAACGTCGGCGCCGGCTCATACCATGTCAGCATGAGGGCATCGGCATAGTCGGGCGAGGCGATGCCGCGTCGCTTCAGGGCGTCCTTCGTTTCGATCACGATCTTGCCCTTCTCGTTTCGGCCCCACTTCACCAGCGATAGCTGGAGGCAGAGGGCATCGCTTTCGGGGTCGCCAGACGGCAGGGCTAGCAACTCGTCGACGGGATGCTCGACACCGCCCGGCTTGCCCTCCAGGAAGAGGACGTGTTCGTGGGTGCGCCACAGGGCTTGGCGGCAGAGCCACCAGTATTCACCCTTGGAGTTGCCGAACATCTCGACCGAGGTCCGTCCGTCGGGCCAAAGCTTGGTCGACGGAGGTAGGCCGGTGTTGACGGCGTTGACCGCCAGGCCCTCGACCTTGTTGTGGTTCAGCGTCGACGAGACGCCGGCGCCAACGCCTGGGGCGTCGAAGTTCAGATTTGCGGAGCCGTGCTCCTTGGCGGTTTCGAGACCCCAATGCGCCGTCTCGGTCGTGTCGGGTTGGCCGCGGGATCGAGGGACCTCAACGATGGGCCCGCGCCTGGTGATCGCCACCGACTTGGACTTCCCGGCGCCGACATCGAGGCCGGTGACGCCGCAGGGTGAGGGGCGAAGCCGAAGCTCCAGATCCAGCAGCCTCTTGGCGCTCTCGACCCAGATGGCCGGGATGCAGATGCCCTCGACCGAAGCCGAGTAGTCGATATCGTATTCGCTGGCCCAGGTCGTCGGATCGGAAAAGCTGGCCTGCTTGTTGGCCGCCCACTCCTCGGTCTTGCGCGGGTCGTCGCGCCAGTGGAGCCGGAAGATCTGCCGAGGCTTCAGCACCGAATGGCGCTTCCGGGCGAAGAGGTTGCCCATGCCGTTGACGGACGAGACCCAGACGACGCAGTCGGTGTTGCCCGAAAGCGCCTTCTCGACAGCCTCGGCATTCGGAACGAAGGCGGCCTCGTCGACCACGTAGAGCGAGGAGCGGCCGCCGCGGCCCATGTCCTCGCCGCCCTCCCCCGAGATTACCGCCCCGTTCTCCGGATTGACGATCCGCATGTAGTTGTCGTGCTGGGTCCACGAGAACCCGTCCGGCAACATCTGCGGCGGCAGACGGCGAAGCATGATCCGCAGCTTGGCGAAGATGCTGTCCGGATTGTCCTTCTTGTCGACGTAATCGACCTTGCGGGAGCCGAAGGTGGTCTTGAAGCCGGGCAGGAATAGCCAGGCCCAAAGCGCGAAGCCGGCGCAGAGATAGGTGACGCCGGTATCGCGGGACTTCTCGCAAAGCCCCTCTTCGCTGGCCTCGACCCGCTCCTTCAGCCAGGTGATGAACTCGCCCTGCTTAGGCCAGAGCTTGAACGGCACGTAGGCGCCGCCGGGCTTGCCGACAAGGCGGGGATCATAGGTCCAGACGTGGCGGTTGAACCAGTAGACCGGATCCGCCGCGCACTTGGCCTTCTCGGCCTCCCAACCGCCGGCTTCGGCCTCGATGCGTTCGCGCTCTTCCCGCTCCTGCTGTAGGCGCGCCTTCCGCTCCAGGAGCGCTAAGGCTTCACGCCTCTGATCCAGGGGGAGCCGCTTCAGCACCTCCGGCGATAGCGGCAAGGCGAGCGTCAATCTCGGCCTCCGTCAGGTTGGCGTACTCGACGGGTCCGCCGCTGGCGCCGGTATGGCGCATCGTCTGGACGTCGCCGTAGACCTTGGGGTTTCGCTTGCCGGACGACCACTTCAGGCCGTTGATCGCCGCCGTTGCAGCCGCAGGCTCGATTTCACCCTTGGCCGCCTGACGCGAATAATGGGCGACATCATCGCCGTCGGCATGGCCGGCGAACTCACGCGCGAGCGCGTAGTGGTCCTGAAACGGGCGGCCGTCGATCAGATTGCTTCGATCAGCCAGCCAACGGAAGATCGTTCCGCGGGCCGGCATGTTGTCGTTGGTCTCGCACATCTCGCGAAGGCTTTTGCCGTCGGCGAGGCCTTCGCAGATCTTCAGCGCGATCTCGGGGGTGTAGTCGGAGGGGCGGCCCATCACTTCCCCACGGCCTTGTTGGTCGACCCGCTCACGGCGTAGTCAGCCCAGGTGCAGACGGCATAGGCGATCATAGCGGCGGCGGCGGCGGCGACGTCGACGTAGGCGCGGCGGGTCGAGTGCATCGTCAGGCCGCCCTTCGGCGATAGACGGTTAGCTGGCCTCGGCCGTCACGGACCCTAAGCGCAGCCACTTCAACGCCCGTCGGTTGATTACCGACCAGCTGAAGCAGGTAGCCTCGGAAGTTATCGGCAACGACGCCGCCGCGCATAGGCTCTTGGGTGCCGTCGGCGAACACACGGCCAACTTGGGCAACTCGCATGATCAGCCTCCTCGGTGTGGTTTCGCCCGCGCATCGGCCTGGCGCGTCAGGGATCTAGCCATAGGCGGGGGTGTACGGGCCGCCGGGCGGGCGAAGTTCGGCGCCATGCTCAACCCATTGATGGGCATGGCGAAAGTGGCTCAATTGCCGGATTATCCGGCATTTTGGGCGCCAGAGGTCTACGACGACGAGCCGAGTGCGGGACTCGAACCCGCGACCCCCGCCAGCCTCACAGCTGATGGCGCTCTACCAGCTGAGCTATCCCGGAATGTCGTCGTAGGTGGTGGAGCGAGGCCAGGGCGTCGAACCCCAGAAGCCGCCGGACGACCCTCGCGGAAACTGACCCGATCCTGTTTAGGACGCCAAATCCGCTGTTTCAGGGTATAAGGCTCAGGGCCAACACACTGTCACAGGGGATTTGCAGATGACCGGCGCGCAGCTCACTGCCTGGCGTCTCCGCCTCAAGCTCACCAAGAGCGCGGCGGCCGATGCTCTTGGGATGACGCTCGACAACTACAGCAAGATGGAAGGGCGGGCGAAGCTCAGCCGGCGGACCGCTCTGGCCTGCGCCGCTATCAGCTTCGGTCTTCCGCCTGCGATTGGCTAGGCGGCCGGCTTCGCCTTGGAAATGGCGGCTGTCTGGGATGCGAGCTTACGCTGCCTGGTCTCTTCGCGGAGTTCCGCAGCCGTCATAGCGGCGCCGGCGGCTTTGAGCTCCACGAGGTTGGTCGCCCGCGGATGGGCGCCCCACAGCCTTTCGGACTGAACCCGCTTCCGGTGTTCGTAGTAGTCGGCCAGTGCGTTCACCGCCTTCGCCAAGTTGACGTAGCCGCGCTCGATATCGAGCCGGACGCCCATAGCATGGTACTCTAGCGATCGGTTCTCGATGAACACCTGCTGGAAGACCGTCAAGCAAGTCGGCCCAGTCTCCTGCAGGATGTAGCGGTTCATCGTCTTGACCGCCTTGGCGTCGCGGTTGACCTTGCGCTCGCTGACGTAGAATTCGACCGCCTCTCGGGCCGCATCATGCAGCCAGTTGCGCGCCCTCATTCTTCCGAAGATGTCGCGGTCCAGGTCTGCTCTCTCGACCGTGGCTTGATGCTCTTCCATGGCGGCTTTCGCCAGGTCGGTCACCAAGCCGGCGGCAAAGTCGGCATCGACGTTGAACCACTCTCCGCGACGATGGTACTTCGCGAGGAGCGTGTGGGCGTCGCGCTCGACCTGAGCGGCCAAATGCCAAGGCACCACGACCGCCTTGTGCAAGATCAGCTCGTCTGGGTTGCCGATTTGCAGCTGGCATATCCGCGTGGCGACGTCCTCGCCGTGCCCGATCTTCACCGGGTTCGTTGAGGTGCCCACCACGTAGACGAAGCTCGTCGCCATCGGATTGCCTGCTGTTGGAATCGTGAAGGCGCATGTTTGGCGCAATCGTTCACAGGAAGGACGAGAACCCCATCCGGGGTTCACTGTCAAGATGCTGCGTCCGGATTGAGCTCGTACACCACATTCTGCGCCAAGGTGTCGCGCCAGACCTGCACGGCGACTTGGAGAGCCGCGACGAGGGCGGTTCGGCGACGCTCCAGGCCTTTGCCCTTGCCGAAGTCGTAGATGTTGCCGCCCTCCCCTGCCACGTGCCGGAGCATTTGAAGCGCGGCCGGGTTGCTGATGCAGCCTAGGGCCACGGCCCGGTCGACCCGGGCGACGAAGGTAGCGACCTTTGCGCGGTCCAGCCGGCGAGCGACGAACTGGTCATTGTCGTGGCCTCCTGATCCGCCACCATCGCCGATGACCTGGGCTTTGAGGTCGGCGCCTCGCTCTTCGTGGCCGGCCCGATAGATCAACCCGACTTTCAGTTGCTCAGCGGTGATGTGGCCAAGGGTCTGGAGCCGGCGAAGTCCGTCACGGCTTTCGATGTCCGCCGCGCCCTTAGGGGGCTTCCGGTTCACCTCCTCGCCGCGGGCCTCGGCAAGGCCGACCGTCTCCTCCAGCGAGTGCCGGCGCCAAACCGCGTCTACACGGCTTCGCCGGCCACGCTCGATGCGGGCGATCTTCTCCTTGGCGAGGTTCTTGTTCCCCGTGGTCTTGGCGCGACCGAGCTCGGCGTGGGCGCGCGCCAAGTCTGCCTCTTCACGTTCGGTCAGGCGCGCGGCCTCCGCCTCTGTGATCAGCGGCGGGTTCTTGGTGGTGGCGTTCATGGTGGTGTTCCCCGACTGATGCTGGCTACTGGTGATGCTTGGGAAGGCTGCGGCCACCGGGCGCGATGCCTGCTGCCCTCATGCGGACGCCGATCGGCACGCCGTCGACGCTGCAGCTGGCGATGACGCGATCATACGAGGTGACGCGCCCGTTCTGGCCGCGACGGACGGTGCAGACCGCACGCCGGCCGACGAGCCGGTCCATGACAGCCTTCGCCTCGCGACCGCCGGGCTCGTGAAGCTCGGGCGCGAACCAATCGGCCTCTCGGATCTCGATCCAGGTCAACGGGTTCGGGCCCGGACCAACGCAAAGGCTATCGCCGTCTCCAGAATACCAGACCAGACCCGAGATCCGGTCGCCAGCCTTGAAGCCGCGCACCGGAGCCTCGCACGGATCAGCCAGGGCGGGCCCGGCGAGAAGCGACAGTGCCGCCGATAGGGCGAGGATGCGGATCATGGTTGGGCTCCATGGCGGGCGGGATACAGGCGAACGGATTGTCGAAGACGCGGGCGCGGATCGTCGAGGCGTGGGCACCAGCGCGCGCGGCGGGCTTGGGACGGTTGGACATGGAGATAGTCGTTCTCGGCTTCCGAGCGGGGTGTGCTCAAGCCGGGAAGGCTTTCATGTGCGCATTTCGCCGTCAGGGTCGGTTGGATAGCCTGTGACCGAGCGGTAACGGGCCACTGGACCGGCCTTGACAGAGCAGGGCTTTGGCGCGGGGTCATGCGGCAGCCTCGGCGTCGCTGTCGAACCAGTCTTCGTTGACCGGCTCCTCGCCGCGGCGGATCGGATCGGGCTCGATGAGCATCGGCCGGCGCTGCTGGTCCTGCCGCGTTTCGAACCTAGCGCTTGCCGCCTCCTCGTAAGCGGTCGCCAGGGCGCCGATCGACACGGGGCCGTGCGGGACGTCGCCGAGCCGCATGGTCGGACCGATCCGGAACGCCTCTTCGCTGTCGCCGATCAGCCAGAAGCCGAAGTCAATGTAGAAGTCGCGCTGGATCACGAACCGGCCGTCGTGTTCGCCGTCTCGGTCGAACCACAGCAGCTTGAACACCGGCTCGGGCGGCCCCGGCGCCAGGATCATGTCGCATTCCGACGCCTCGGTGAGATCGCGGCACTTCTGGCGCTCCTCGTCGGTCGGATCCTCGCCCTTGACCTCGAAGAACAAGCGCAGCTCGGGAAGCCAGAAATCGGGCAGATAGGCCCCGCTGCGGACCACGAAGCCGTTGGCCTCGTACTGGTAGCGGATGCCGACGACGTCGAAGAACACCGCCCAGCGCGCCTCGGTGCGGCTGCGGAAGCGGTGGCCGGCGTACCGCGTCTCGATCGGGGCGATCGTCATAGGATCGACCTCCCCTGCTCGATGAACTTCCGCTCGTCCTTCGAGAACTGCATGACGACCTCGCCAGGCCGCCCGATCGTGTCGTGGTAGCGGGACTTCTGGACCTTGATGATCGTGTTGTCCTCGTCCTGGCGGTGCACGATAACGCCGAGGTCGACCTTGTTGTACCAGTTGGCCGAACCCGCGATGTCGTAGAGGGTGGGCATCTTGTAGTTGCCCTCGGCATCCTTCACGGACTTGGTCGGGTGCGCCACGACCAGGATGTGCACCTGGAATGACTTGGCGAACCGCTTCAGAAGGCGGATCGACCGTCCAATGTATTCGGTCTCGCTCTCGTCCCGCCGTCGGTCGTGCTCAAGCTCGTTCCAGGGGTCGATGACGAAGATCTTGGCGCCGTGGCGGACGGCGGCGAGTTCCATCTTGTCGATCAGCCAGTCCAGCGTTGCGTCGTCGTCTTCGCCGGGGACGAGGAATAGGTGCAGGCGATCGATCCAGGCGTCGGCCGCCTTGCGCTGCTGCTCGTCCTGCTTCTGCTCCGGAAATCCGTGGAACCAAGTCCGCAGCGACCGACGGTGATCGCGCTGAGGCTCCTGTTCGAACGAAGCCCAGGCGATCGGCAGGTCGTTGTCGAAGCTGATCCCGCAGAGCAGGTCGTTGACGAAGCTGCTCTTGCCGAAGCCGGGCGTCCCGGTCACGACCGAGAAATCGCCCAGGCGGAGCTTGAAGTGCTCCCGGAACAGTTCGTGGCGCGGTTCGAAGATCCGCATCGGCGGGAGCGGCGCCAGTTCGCCCATGCGGTAGACGCCGTCGGCCTTGATCCACTGCGCCTTCTCGATCGTCGCCTGGACGCCCTTGACGCCGTAGTCCTGCAGGACCTCGTTCAGGTCCTTGCACCGTTCCCGGCCGCGGTCGGCTTTCGACTTCGGATAGACCACGAACCGGCACCGCGCCCGGCCCAGCTGCACCGACAGGTCCTGGAGCAACGCGGCTCCGTTCGTGTCGCCGTCGGCCGCGATGATGATCTCCGGGGCCCGCTCCTTCGTCAGCAGCGTTCGGATTTCTGCGAGCCAGGAGTATTTCGCCGACGCTTCAAGGTCCTCGGCTGACCGCTCGCCGGGAGGCGGGGCGCCGTCGGGGACGCTGATGGTGCGCTGAAAGCCGGCCTGGATCGCCGCGATGGCGTCGAACTCGCCCTCCGTGATGATCAGCGGCGTGGAGTCGAGATCACCGTCGCGAAGGCAGTCCTCGTTGAAGGCGCAACGGACGCCGCCCTTCTCAGCCGACCACTTGCCCTCTTCGCGGTCGAAGTTCCGGAACTTGCGCCGGACGACCTCGCCGTTCCGCTTAAACGGGATGCACAAGACCTCACCACCAGCGCGGTCGACGCTCGACAGGCCGAGGCGGTCCACCAGTTCGATATCCAGTCCCCGCGCCTCGATGATTTCCATGTGGCGGTTGCTGATCATCGAAGTACGCTCCCTTGAAATCGCAGTGAAAGCAGGACGCCAGCACGGCGTCGGACTTGATCGTGATGTGCAGGCACGGATCCTTTTTCTTCCGCCGGTTCGGCGAACAGGACGGGCACGGCGTGCGGTAGTCGCTCTGGTGCGAGCGGACCTCGATGCCGGCCTCTCGGGCCTTCTGTTCCTTGGTCGCCATCAGACGAAGCTCTGGCGCTTCTCGGGCGTCGGCGGCTTGCGCGGGCCGGAGCCGATGTTTTGAGCCGCCTTGGTCAGGAAGCTCTTCGGATCGCGGGTTGCGTTGGCCTGCGCCTGGGCCAGAGCCGGCAACATGTCGCCGGGCTGGAGCTTATTCCGGCTAATCAGGCCGCCGAAAAACTTGCCGATCTCGGGTTCTTGCATCCCGCCTTCGCCGAGAATTTCCCGGGCGAAGCGCCACGCCGTGGCGTTGCGGTCTCGTAGATCGACGAACGCTGAAGAGGGTTTTCCCTCTTCAGATATAACTGTCCCTGTCCCTGTCCCTGTCTTAGCCGTGACAGGTGGCGTGACAGTTGTGACAGGTGTCACGCTTTCGTCCGTGACAGGTGGCGTGACCAGCGACAGGCCCAGAGCCTGGACCTTGGCCCTCAGCTCCTTGGTCGTCGTGTCGTAGTCCATGACGTGGCCGTTGGCTTTCAATAGCGCGAACAAGGCCTTCCGGTCCTCGCGCTCTCGCTTCTTGCGGTCGGCCTCGGCGGTCTTCTTCTCGGTGTGGGCCTGGCGATAGGGCAGCGCCTCCAGGACCTTCTCGCAGACCGTGGGGTGGTAGAAGCGACCGTCGCTGCACTTCACCCACTTGCGCATCGCCGCGGCCTTGACCTTCTTCCAGCGCGGGCCGGCGCCGGAAAGATGCGCAAGGACGCGATCGTCGTCCGGAAGCGAGCCGGCCGGGATCTGGGTCCAGGCCTTGCACCAGAGCGCCAGCGCGGCCTTGAACTCGTCGCCCGTGGTCAGCGCGAACATGTCGCTGTCCATCAGGCGGACCACGTCAAGCGGCATGAATGCGAGGCCGCGGAGATCGCAGTCGACGGGGGTCATGGGTTCGGGAAGCATGTCTTGTTCTTCGGCCATCTAGTTGGCCCTTGATCTGTTCGTTGGGGAATTGCTCCGGCGCGGCCGGGCGCGACCAAGCGCGGCGGGGCTTTCTGCGGTTTTCCAGTAGAAAGACTTCTCGGGGATGACGACGATTGACGGTCCGTCGTTCGCCTGCGCGTCTCGGTCCATGGTCGGGGCGAAGGTCATGCTGCGGCGCCTCCGAAGAGAGCACCGGTCGCGCCGCCGGCCTTCATGAGCTCAGGGCCCCACTTGTCGAAGTCGGCCTCGATCTGGGCGTAGTTCGTCGGATGCTGGGCTCGGAGATCGGGCGTCCGGCTGTTCTGGACGTAGCCGCCCTTGATGGAGTCGGCGGACAGGAAGCCGCTCCAATGGTCCGTCCAGCGCGTCGGGCTGATCTGCAGGGCCTTCATGTCGGCTCTGGTGACGTAGCCGCGCCGGTCCAGCAGGATCAGCAGCTTGATGGCCTTGATCTTCCAGACCGTGAGCGCGACGGGCGAGGCGTGGCCGCCGGTGACGTCAGGCACGTACTCCGGCAGCTCGCAGCGCTGGGCTGGCATCCAGTTCGGCCAATTGTCGGTGCCGATGCTGTAGCGCTCGTTCGGAAGGGACGGGTTGAACTGCCAGACGATCGTGTCATCGCGCCAGTGCTTGTCGCCGCGCGCGGAGATGACGCCGATCCCGAGGTGACGGGCGAGGACCGGGAGATAGTGCTGGCAGTCCGGCGAAGGGACCAGGACGGCGCGATAGTCCGGGCCGACCTGATCCCACCAGCGGTTTTCCGGCAGGGCCTGGGTCAGCACCTTCGGGTTCAGCGCCAGCTTGGCCTCGATGCCGACTTGGACGCCGGTCTTGCGGTTCACCAGCAGCAGATCCCAGCCGGCCGTCTCGTGGTAGGCCGTCCACTTCTCGTCTTCGGCCATGCGCGGGTTCTGGTTGTCGCGGTCCAGCGAGGCGCAGAACGCCGCGACCAGGGCGGCCTCGTGCTCGAACTTCGGGGTGTCGGAGCGCTTGGCCATCTAAGCCGCCTCCTCTGCCCGGTCGGCGAACAGAGGCCCGCACCGCATCTCGGTGATCTGGCGCTCGACGCCGTCGGCCAGGCGGTGCAGCTGGTCGGCCACGTCCGGGTATCGCTTGGCCCGGCGCCGGGCTTCACGCCTCAGAGCCTCGCGGTAGAAGCGGGCGGCGGAGAGGATGTCGTCTCGCGTCATGCTGCGACCTCGACGTTCGAGAACATGCCCTGTTCGCTCTCGATCCGCTTCCGCGCGATCTCGGCATACTCGGGGTTCAGTTCGATGATCGTGGCGTCCAGGCCCAGCCGGTCAGCGACAAGGGCCGTGGTGCCTGCGCCGCCGAACGGGTCGAGGACGGTTCCGCCTTTGGGGCAACCCGCCAACAGGCCACGTCGCACAAGCTCCGGCGGGAAGGTGGCGAAGTGCGCGTCGGAGAAGGAGGCGGTTGCGACCTCCCAAACTTGCACCGGCGCCGGCTCATAGTTCCTCAGGTTCCGACCATTGCCCCGCAGATAGGCTACTTCCTCACGGTCTGGCCGGTGCTGCGGTTTCTGGCCGTGATCGCCGGCCGTTGTCTTGCTGGTTCGAGCGAAACTGTCCGCCTTCGCGCGACCGACGCGCTTATTGCCGGTGACCTGGCGAGGCCCAGGCTCACCGCCGACATACGATCCGCCACGGAAGGTGTTGGCGTCCTCATCTGATGTGCGGCCCTTGCGCACCTCGTCGGCCGCATAGAAGTAGCGAGGCGACTTCGTCAGCAGGAAGATTTTCTCGTGCGCGGTCGCCGGCCGGTCCTTGATGCTTTCCGGCATCGGGTTCGGCTTGGCCCAGATAATCTCCGAGCGGACCCACCAACCCGCCTCCTGCAGCGCAATCGCAAGGCGGTTCGGGACCATGCAGAGGTCTTTCGCCTTCAGATATCCGCCGGCGGCGACGCGGCCGGGCGAAGGAGGTGGTGGCGCGCCCTGGAGCGTAGAGCAGTTACCCCGACGGTCAGCATCGCGCGGATCGGGAACATAGATCGGCCCGATGGTGGAGAAGGGCTTGTCACGGAAGGTCCGGTCATCGGTACCGGCAGCTTTGGTGTCGGCCGCCGATCGCCCGTTGGGGCTGGTGGCGTAGCAGTCGCCATAGTTGATCCAGCATGTACCTGTCGGTTTCAGGACCCGCCTGATCTCCTCGAAGACGGCGACCATTACCTCCAGGTGTTGACCAAGGGTCGGCTCCAGGCCGATCTGCGCATCGACCTTCACGGCACCGCACTTTCCGCACCCGGCGCGATGGGCCAGCAAGAGCTGCGCGCTGTTCGTCGCCTTCGATCCAGCAAGAGCTGCGCGCTGTTCGTCGCGGCCCTCGCGCATGGTCGGCGACCGGTGATCGCAAGCGGGGTCTCCGCCCTCCCATGTGGCGGTGCCGTAGTCGCGCAGCCCCCAGTACGGTGGCGAGGTGAAGACGCAGTCGACGGAGTCGTCGGGGATTTCGGCCAAGCGCGCGAAGACGTCGCCGACAAGGATGGTGACGCTCATGCCGACACCGCCTTCCGGCGAGCAGACGCCGCGCGGCCGAAGCTGCCCCACAGGGCCAGATCAAGGTCAGCGGACATCACGTCCAGATCGTGAGCGGTCTCCCGCAGGCCTGCCCCTTGAGCCAAGGCGCCGCGCGCGGTTTCCAGGGCCGATGGCGTGATCCACGACCCGACCGTCGGCCGATGCTCAAGACAGTAGCTCTTGCCGGCGTAGGGCCCGATCGCGGGCTTGGGGCAGATGCAGCAGGGGTGGCTCATTTCACATAGCCCTCAGAATTCATGCGGGCGGCGAAGCGCTCCGCAAGGCTTTGCCGCTCTGCGGCAAGGATGATGTCGAGGCCCGCCAAGCCAGCGAGGACAAAAACGGCTTCCATCGCGCTGCGCAGACGGGCGCGGTCGGTCTCGATGTGCTGGGCGGCCGTCAGGCCTCGTTGGATGGCGGCTTGGATCACCGGCGGTTCCTCCGGTCGGCGCCGACGCGGCAGCGCTTCTCCTCGTGGCGACGGACCTCGCTGGCGTGGACGGTCGCGGCGAACTCATGGCCTTCGGACTCGGCCAGCATTCGGCCTGCCTGCCTGATCAGGCTGCACAGGACGGGCTTTCGCGGCCCCGCGCCCAGCGCCTGGTTGATGGCCTGCTCAGCGAGGTCGTCGAGGAGCGTGCTCATGCGCTCTTGGCCCCGAACTTGGCCTCTTCGCGCTGGATCCGCTCCCAAGCCGCGCGGGAGGCGGCTTCACGGTCCGCCGGCGGATCTCCCATGAGCTTGGCGGTGACGGTGCCCTTGATCGGCTTCCGGTCCTGGTCGGTGCGATGGAAGCTCAGACCTTCGTTCATGCGTTCGCGCTGGCGCCGGGCCACGACGTCAATTGAGATCGCGGCCGGCTGATAGCCTGGGCCGACGTCCTTGGGGCGGTTCGTCGGGCGGGCGTTGCCCTGGGCCGCCGGCCGGGCGCTATGGGCCTTGATCGTTGGGCGGGGCGGCATCGGCGCGCCGCCCAAGACGTCGATCACCACGTCGATCGCCACCTGGGTCACGCCCTGCTTGGGCCACATGCTCGGCGAGAGCATGTTCGGCTTGCTCACGCCGCACACCCTAGCGGCGGCGCGGTTTGGCAGCCGGCCGGACTTGGCGATCCCAAGGGCCGCTGTCAGCCTGACGCGGGCGAACCCGGTTGCGCCGCCCATCGCTTCGACGGGATCGACGCCGTAGTGATTGGCCGCGGCGACCACGGCGCGGGCGACGAGATCGGCGCTGATCATGCGGCGAGCCTTTCCAAGGTGCGCGCGCCGTAGAGCGCGATCATCGCGGATTCAGCGCGGCCTTCGTGTTTGGAGAGGGTCCAGAGCTTGGCGTGCTGTGGCATCAGGGCCGACGCGCGGGCGCGGACGGCGTCCGACTTCCCGGCGCCGGCCTTGACCGTCAGCGCGCGTTTCCAGACCTGCGGAGTGACGAGTTCGGTGGGGATGAAGTGCGCGGCGCAGGCCATCCGGACGGCGGCATAGGAACCGCCGAAGCTGAAGGATGAGGTCACGCCCATCTGGGGCGTCGGGCCGACTTGCTCGATGAAGGCGCGCAGCTGCTGCGGCGCCCACTCGTCCATGATGTGGGCCAGGGCGACGAGGTCGAGTTCGGTTCGCTTACCGCCGCTCGCCTTGGGGGTGACGTAGACGGGCATGTCGCGGACGTCGAGATCGCCTGTCGCGGGGTCGTAGAGGGCCAGGGCGCCGGCCAAGCCGGGGTCGATAGCAAGGATTTTCACTTCGCGCCCCTGAGTTGGAGTTCGGCGTAGCGCCTGGCGTCGGCGAGAGCTTGATGCTGCCCTCGGGTGTCGCCCCGCGCCTTAGCCTCACGGCCCGCGATAACTGCTTGACGCCAGAGATCCGTCGCGGACGCGGGATCGGCCTGGAACGAGACCAACTGCTCGAGCGCAGGACGCCGGAGCGCGCGCCGGACACTGGCCAGCCATTGGGAGAAGGCCGCGCCGTCAAGACCGACGCTGGCCGCCCAGGTGTTGACGACGCGGCCCATTACGCGGCTTCCATTTCGGAGGCGGCGTCCTGCATGTGCTCGGTGTCGTCGTCTTCGCCGGCGCCGGCCGTGTCCATGAACGAGGAGTTCTTCAAGGCACGGGCCTGAGCCTTGATCGCCTCTTCATCGTCGACCTCTTCCTCGTCCTCGTCGCCCTCCGGTTCGTCCTGAGCGGCCTTACGGGCGTCGAGGATCGTCTGGGCGCGCCCGAGCTTGGCGATGTTTTCGGCCTGGCCGTCGTGCCAGCCCTCCATCCACGCCGAGTGCGTGACGCCGGCGAAACACTCGGGCACGACCGGGTCGTCGCCGCGCAGGCCGGCGCGCTTGCCCGACGCCTTGGCCAGGCCGAGATCGTCGACCGTGTCGGCCTTGGGGAACATGTCGAGCTGCGTGCCGACCGGCAGGCCTTGGGCCGCCATGCGCTTGGTGCGCTTCTTCTCGTGCTCGATGAACTCGGCTTCGTTCATGTCCTGCAGGGCCAGGACTTCCTCGAAGTCCTTGCGGCTGATCTGCAGGTCGCCCTTCACCAGCGCGAAGAAGTTGTTCACGTCCTGGCGCTTGGCGTCGGCAACGGCCTTGGCTTCGGCGTGCGCCGCCTGGGCGCCGCGGATCTTGATCGAGTAATAGTGCTGCAGGTCCGCGATCTCGTCGTCGGTCAGCACATGGTTGTCGTCCCTCTGGGGGGCGGCGTTGCGGGGGCGGCCCATGTTTATCGAGCCTCCGGCTTGGAGGCTGGACGGTGCCCAGCTTCGGTGATCGGAAGGCCGGCCTCGGTCGGGACGTAGACGGTCGTCTGCCCCTTGCCGGCGGTCTCCTGGAGCATTTCGATATACTTCCAGCGGAGGTAGCCCTCGGGGCCGCCCAGGCTGTCGGCCATGATCCGATTGGCCTTCGCCACGCCCTCGGCTTTGCGGATTTCGGCGCGGGCGAGGTAGTCGGCGGACTCGAAAGCCGCCTTGGCCTCTTGGACCTTGATCTGGCGGTTGCCGTCGGCTTGCGCCAACTCGGCTTCGCCGGTCTTGCGGGCGTTGTAGACCCGATAGGAGGGGATCATGTCGCAGGCCGTCACCGCCATCGCGGAGGCTGCGAATACGGCGGCGAGAGCGACTCGCCGGAAAGTGATCTTGGCCATTTCGGCCCTCTCTGTTCGCGCCGGTCTAGGAAGTGGCCCCCGGAGCTTGGGCCAGGCCGTCACCCGCAGAAGCGGAGGACGGCGAAGAGCGGTCAGACGACCTTCAGCAGCGGAGCGCCCAAGGCGGCTCGCGCACCGGTCAGGGCCTCGATGCCCTCGTCGATTTCGCGGATGGCGCCGGCGCGCTTGGAGTCGGTGGCGCCGGGGAGTGCGGCCTCCATCACGGCAGCTGCGGCCTCGCCGGTCTCACGCGCGACGGTCGCGGCCAAGGCGATCAGCGCCGCGCCCGTCTCGGGGCAGAAGCCGTCGAGGCCCAAGAGGTGGGCGTAGGCCGTGAGCATCGGGGCGGCGTTCGAACCGGTCTTGGCCCGATAGGCGGCGTCGAGACGCAGGGCCTGGGTGATCGACGGTTCGCGGTCCTCGTCGGGATCGCTCCAGTACCGGACCAGGCGCTCGGTCTTGCCGACGGCAGCGGCGCAACCGTCCCAGCCGATCTCGGCGGCGATCTTGGTGACGGCGTCTTCGAACGTCAGCGGGTCCCGGCTTTTCGTCATCTAGGCGTGCCTGTTCATTTCGGGTTGTCGTTGGAACGCGACGCGGGAACTCAAAACGGCCATTTCTCCACCGTCGCGGCAGGCGGGCCGCGCATGGGGATTGGTGAGATGGACGGACAGGACCCCTGGGCCCTGGCGATTGGCTTGGCGTGCATCAGCGGTCGCAACCGCGTAGCCGCACGACGCGACCCGGCGCTGGCCGGCCTGCTGAAGGTCGCCGAACGCGCGCACCGCGACGCCGAACACGCCATCGCCGACGCCATGGCGGACCTGATGTTGGGCGAGCGCCCGAAGCCGAGGGGGGAGGAAGCCTCGGGCGCTCTTTCCGCCGGCGAGGGCCGTCAAGCCGGCGAAACGGGGAAAGGATGACGCCGGGGTCCATTCACCACGTCCGGCCGGCGCGTTGCGGCTGGTCCATGACGTCCCCGGCGTCGCGACGTGCCCGGCACCAAGAAGCGCGGCCGGTTCCAATGACCGCGCCACTTCCCGACCCTGCACATCGATCTGGTGGTGTTGGTTGCCCCCCGACATGCTCAGGCCCCCGTTTCGGGGCTGAGGGGTGCGGCGAAATGGCCAATTTCGCTGCTCGGTTGCCGATAAGCATTAACGGCCACGTCTGGTGCGTGGCCTTTGGCACGGCTCGCGCCAATAAGCGGCGCCATGACAGATGCACCCGAGAAAGACGAAATCGCCCTGGGCGTAGTGACGGCGCTGGCCGACAGCATCATCCGTGCACTGCCGAAGTCCCGGCAGGCCGTAGCCGCACTAAACGTCAAGGGCCACGTGCTCGACATCGAAGCGCGCGAGAAGGCGAACACCGCCTCCGAAACCCATTCCGAAGTGAAGGACGTGCTCCAGGCCTTCTTCACGAAGCTGGTCGAACCACCCAAGGCTTGACCGTTGGAGTTGTAACTGGTCTGCTGCTCGCTCGCCTTCGGGTGGGGGGAAGCAATGCCGCGCGTCAGCGTCTTCGACATCGTGCCTGTCAGGACACGCGTCCGGGCAGAACCCGAAACGGGCAAAAGGTTAACGGCCCTACGACCGGAATTGGCAGAGTCACCGGCGCGAGTCGCTCCCATGCCGGAGAGCGAACACATGCGGAACATCGAGCCAGCGGCCCCCTCGCCGAACAACGTCGTCATGGCGCCATCGGACCGCATTGCGTGCCGATCGGAACGCGTCGACGACCTGACCCGCGTCACGGGCCCGACCTTTCGGGAAGTCACAGCTACACGTTGGATCCTGGCTGGCTGCCGGACCTGCGGGCTCTGCGCCGACATGGTGGCGCGCTGATCCATCAGGCGGCCATCACAGGGCGCGGCACTTCGGTCGGCCAAACAGCCGTCTCCGGCCAATTTGATGCAAACCACTGGAGCGCAGCATTGTACCTGCCGAGCTGGATGTCGCTCCCGCCTTCAAGGGCATCCAGCTTCTTGCCGTCGCCGAACACTCTCCAGCTGACCGTTTTGATCTCGATCTGCTCGGCTTCCGCGTACACGCGGGCCAGGGTGAGGATGTAGGCGATGGAAGGCATGGCGCGGACTATCGGTAAAATTACCGCCCCGGTCAACGGTTATCTTACCGGTCGCTTAGCAAGCTCAACGCGGTCAACCTACCGGACGATGTTGGAACAAATCCTCGCCCGAATTGATCAGCGCCTTGAAGCATTGGACATGACCGCCAATGCCGCTTCGCTTGCTGCTGGCAAGCCAGATGCGATCCGCAACCTTCGACGCGCGCTTGAAGAGGGTAACACCGCCCGTTCGCCCAACTCAGGCACGCTCGCTGCACTCGCGAAGGTTTTACGGACTACTTCGGCCTGGCTCATTTCTGGCGAGGGTCCGGAACAGGGGGCCGATGTTGGCCACACGCCGCCACTTATCGAAGTGTCCGGTAAGGTGGGGGCTACTCAAGACGGCGCAATCCACGCCATGAAGCGGCGCCAGTGGGCCCCAGCGCTCCCCGGTTCTACCGCGCAAGCCCAAGCCGTTCTGGTCGAGGCTCACCTTCGCGAGTTCGCCGAAGAGGGTTCACTTCTCTACTTCGACGTCAAAGCATCTGAACCCGGCGCCGACCTCATCGACGCCGTGTGCCTAGCCCGTCCCGAAGGCGGCCCAACCATGGTGACGAGGCTGACGCGTGGCGAAGGTAGCGGTCATTTCGACCTTGCTCCTCTGGTGGGACCTAAGCTGAAAAACAAACGACTAGAGTGGGCTGCTGAGATGATCGGCTATCTCACGCCGAGGCAGGCCCGGCGCGTTCTGGAGCACAAGGCGGAAAGCGCCGCCTAGCGGCTGGGAGGGGGCGACTGATGCGAGCGCGGTATTTAGGAGGGATCGCTCTGGCGCTATTGGCTTTGACGCCTGCGGCCGGGCATTCCACCGTCAAACGTCAACACCCCGTAGTCCAGGCGCCAACGCCGTTGCCGCTCAAGGTGATCGCTACAGCCAAGCGAAATGCTGCGCGCCTGAAGTCGGACCAGTTTGCCACGGTCGAGACAACTGATCAGTTCGTCGGTCAGAGCTTTACCGTTGAGATCCAACCGAGCGCGGCTTATCGCAACGGCGTTCTGGAGTTGAGCTTCAGCACCTCTACGCTCTATCCCAACAAGGAGGAGCCGGTCGGTAGCGAGGCATATTTTGAGCATCATCCCTCGATTCCGATCGCCCCATCTTCCATCACGAAGCGCGGCGCATACGCGGGACAGAACGGGTTCGGCGCTCGCGCAACAGTCACCGTGATGGACCTGGAGAATGCCGAACTCTTAGTCCCGCACGGTTACGTGGACACCAACTATACCGTGGAAACATCGCTGCCCGCGCCTGAGGCCAAAGCCCTTGCGGCGGCGGCGCGCTTTGTCTTTCGCGGCAAGATCGCGCGGACAGACCGGGGAAAGGTGGCCGGCTGCACCGCTTCGTATTCCAGCCCTACCATTAGCTCCCCTTACTCAGGGGCAAACCGGACCTGCTGGGTAGCTGTGGTCTTAGACGAAGTAGCTGCAGTCGACAGAAGGACCGGAGCAGTTTTGCGGACGTGGGCGAACTAGCCCTCAAGGTCTGCCGGAGCCGCCTAGCAGTTAGTCAAGGGGAGGGAAAATGGCGATATTCGGTTTCGTGATGGTCGTGTTCTGCTGGATATTAATCGCCAGCCTCAATCAGAAGCATCGCGATGAGCACGGTGTCGACCAGCCGACTAGGAGGCAGTCGGCCTACATCCGCAGGATGGCCCGCAAGAAAGGTATGACCGAAGGACAGGCCTACGGTCGATGGCTGGCCAACAAGAAGCGCAGGATTGGACAGTAGCCACCCTTACCTTTGCATGGAGTCCGCGCCCTCCCCTTACCCCTTGGAGGGGTGAGCCGCCCTCTCCTTCCTGGAGGCTGAATGACCGGTCCCCCGCCGCGATCCCTTGGCGATCACGCCTTTGGAAGCCGGTCGACGGCTCTCAAGCTGGAGATCGTCGAGAATTACCTGAAAGCCTACACGACCGCGCTGCGGCCCAAATTCCGCGAGCTCTGGTACATCGACGCCTTCGCCGGCACGGGCAACCGCACCGTGATCCACGAAGCGGACGAGGGCGGGATCTTCGGCCCTGTCCCTGGCCGTGTGGAGCAGCACCGGGGTTCCGCCCGCATCGCCCTGGACGTCGAGCCCCGGTTCGACCGGCTCGTCTTCATCGACTTGAACCGGCGCCATTGGCTGGCGCTATGCGCGTTGCGCGACGCGAACCCCGATCGGAAGATCGACGTCTTCCGCGGCGACGCGAACGAGATGATCAAGGCGGAGATCGCCAAGCGCAGCTGGGCCGGCGTGCGTGCGGTGATGTTCCTTGATCCCTACGGGATGAACCTCGAGTGGTCGACGCTGGAGGCGATCCGGAGCACCGGAGCCATCGACGTTTGGTATCTGGTGTCGCTCGAGGGCCTGTTCCGCCAGGCACCGCGCGACCGGTCGAAGCTGACTCCGGACAAGCGGGCGAAGATCAACGCGATGGTCGGCGCCACAGATTGGGAGGAGGAATGGTACCCGCCACAAATCCAGGCCTCCCTCTTCGATGCGCCCAGACCTGGCCTAGGAAACAGCCGCCTCGCCAACGTAGACGCGATGGAGGCCTACTTCCTTCGCCGCCTGCGCGGGCTGTTCCCGATGGTGGAAAAGCCACTCCGGCTGACGAACAAGGGCGGGGTCGGCACCTTCGCCCTTTTCTTTGCGATGTCTAATTCGGAGCCTAAGGCTATGGGCCTCGCCCGAAGGATCGCCAATCACATCCTCAATTCGGGCAAGGCGTCCCAGGTCCGGTAGCGATAGGTGCGCCCGGCCGCCTTCTTGTTCTTGCCGCCCCACTGCTTGAAGAAGAAGGCCGTGCCGGACGCGTCGCACAGGTCGTAGATCTCGTCGACCCAGGCCTCGAGCATGGGGCGGGAGCGGGGTCCAGACTCACCGCCGACGATAGCCCAGTCGATGTTGGCGAGATCGGCGCCGGCGACAGATCCAATCAGCGGCTCAAAGGACACAAAGCGGATTGCAGCCGGCGTCGCGCGTAGATGGTCGAGCCGGGCAATAACCGCTCCGTCCTCAACGCTTGTGCCGAGCCAAACATTGCCGAGCACCGGAAATTCTCCGCTGCTCAAGACCTCGGCCATCCGCTCGGGTCGCTTGGTCAGGATCTGGTAGGTGTGCTGCGGCGTCGACGCCATCACCGACCAGACCTTGCGGATGAACTCGACCGGCACGTCCTGATGGAACAGGTCGCTCATTGAGTTGACGAAGATCTTCCGCGGCGCGCGCCAGCTCGCCGGCACAGCCAGGGCGGCCTCATCGCAGTAAATCTTGCCGGTCCAGACCTGGCGCTCGCCGCTCTTGCGCGTGAGACCCGCGTACTTTTGCACGCCCATCGCGTCTAGGCGCGCCGCCATCCTCATGGCGTAGCAGTTGGTGCAGCCGGCCGTGAGTACAGCGCAGCCGGCGACCGGATTCCAGGTCGCGTCGGTCCACTCGATCGTCGTCTCGGCCATATCTGCCTCCAGTCGTCTCGACCGGCTTGCACCGATTGTGCCAGAGCAACCCAACGCAACGTCAAGAGCGGTCATCCAACCCGGCCCATCGCCGGGTTTTTCGTGGGTGGAGGATAGTGATCTCACCGGTACGGGCAATAAGTATATCCGGTAATTCTACCGTTTCGCGTTGACACCGGTATTTTTACCGGCATTATCAGTCCCGTCACCGAACGGGAGCTGCCCAGTGCGCACCAACCTCGAAACCCTCAGCAGCCGGCTTGCCGAAGCTGCCCAGCCCGCGCCCCTGGCCCCGAAGGCTGAACGCCTTCGCAAGCTGGCCAAGGTCCAGCGCTCGGAAGGCATGGCCGGCATCCGCCACCTCCGCAACGAGCGCCGCTGGATCGCCAAGTTGCAGGGTACGAACCCCGGCGTGGGCCGCTTCTATGGCGTGCCGCACTCGGCTGAGGTCCGCGCCGACGCGGCCCGCTACGCCCTCTCCTGCCGCCGTCGCGCCAACGCCGCGGCTGCCGAGGCTCGCGCGCTGGAGGCTTCGGCCCCGGCTCTGAAGATGGCGGCTGAGTGATGACCCAGGCCGACCGCTTCACCCACTACACGACCGTCCGCCTCAGCGCGGGCGAAGGTGGCGAGTTCGACGTGACGCTGACCTACAGCGTTGCCTGGGGTTCGCCGGAAACCGGCCGCTTCGGACGCCCGGAGGACTATGACCCCGGCTGCGGTTCGGAGGTCGAAGACATCAAGGTCGAGTCCATCGAGGGCCTGACCTCGGGCTGGGGCCAGGCCTTCGCCTTTGGCTACCAGACCGATGAGCAGATCGCCGACGCGGTGATCGAGGCTCTGACCGATGGCGACTACGACCGGATGCTGGTCGACGCCAGCGAGGAAGCCGCCGCCCACGCGATCGAAGCCGCTGAGTACCGCGCCGAGAGCCGCCGCGACGCCGCCCGCTACTACGGGGAGGCCTGACCATGCCCAGCACCTTCAAGCTCGACATCACGGGCCGGTACGTCATCGAAGACGACGGCTCTCCGCACCCGACGATCTGGACCCGCGCCGAGGCCAGCGAGCGGATGGGCCGTCTGGAGACCCAGGCCGCCGCCTATGAGCGGGAAGCCGACCAGTTCATGCTCCAGGGCCGCGACATCGACGCCGGTGTATCCCGCTCGCTGGCGTCCCATCACCTGACCCTGGCCGCCGACCTGCTGGTCGTCCTGCAGGGCGCCGAGACCAAGGCGGCGGCGTGATGGCCAACGAAGTCAACATCCACATCGGCTTGGTCGAAGCGATCCTCGCCGAACTGGAGCGCCAGAACCCCGACGCCGTTCGGCAGGACGAGCCCGGCACGATCTGGCTGTCCGGCGGCTGCACGCCGCGTTCCGCCGGCTGCGTCATCGACGCCGACCAGATCGCGGAAGCTGTGCGCGATCACCTCGCGAGAGGTTCGGCATGACCGCGCCCCGCCACTTCTACACCCTCGCCGGCGCCGTGTTCATGCGCCTGGGCCCGACGATCGTCCGGCTGGATGACCAGACCCAGGTCGAAATCCTCGACGACCTCAAGGCGCTGTCCGACGCGGCCCGAGCCGCCGGCGCCCGAGACCTGCGCGCCCAGACGATGCTCCGCGCCGCGCAGCTCCAGCACGCCCGCTTGGTCTCCAAGCTCCCCGAGAACGCCAACAGGAGCGCCGCATGATGTCCTACGCCCACACGCTCGTGAGGCTGAGCCCCGGCGAGAAGGTCGCCGTTGGCCCGTCGATCCGGCCGAAGAGCTGCCAGCTCAACTTCGGCGAGGTCGCCTCGATCCCGCTGACCATGGCCCAGGCCGATGACGTGGCGAACCAGCTGCGCGCCTGGATCGACGAGCAGATCGCCCAGAACCCGCCGCCCAGCGCGGCCTGATCTCACCAGAAGGGGGAACACCCATGACTAAGGCCAAAACCAAAGCCGCGCCTCAAGAGCAGGCGCCGCCAGTCACGATCACCGCCATCAAGGGGTTCGACAAGAACCTCCAGTGCCGGGGTTATCAGTTCGCCATCGGCGAGACCTTTACGCACAAGGGCGCCGTCAAAGCCTGTAACGGCGGTTTCCACGCCATCGTCGGCGACGCCCACCCACTGTCGGTCTTCGAATACTACGGCCCGGCCGGCAACCGTTTCTGCCGCGTCGAGCTTTCCGGCGCCACTGACAGCGACGATGGGGTCAAGGTCGCCGCCGAGATCCTGAAGGTTGGCCAGGAGATCAGCCTTCGCGACTTGACGCTTGAAGCGGCCAAGTGGGTCATCGACCGCTCCACGCTGGAGGGCGAAGTCGCCAAGAAGGCGAATGGTCTGGCCACGGCCAGCGGCACCCAAGGCGCGGCCACGGCCAGCGGCGACCAAGGCGCGGCCACGGCCAG